GCTCCCCCCCCCCCCTGCTTAACCCCCGGGAAAACACCTTATAGGTCAATTCTGTCCAAAGTTGCTGAAAACCCCAGCAAAATCGAGGTTTCTTAGGCGAGTCTTAACGTCGCTCGCCACGACGACTTGAAATAACTCTAGCGTGGCAGTTACCGTCAGCCACGATGACGAGCAAGCGGGATCAGTCGCCCACTTGCGTTAGCGGTAGTAGTACTCAACGCCGTCGAACAACACAGCGGAGTAATCAGTCAATAGCTCATCTGCCGCCGCATCCCAGTCAATATGATTATTGGGCCACTTTGCATCTGACACGACCGCGCCAATATCTTCCGCCAGTTCCTCAGCGTATTCCCGGAAGTACGACTCACGAATCAAAGTCACCGGATACCACGATCCACGCCACTCCTCATCGCCGCCGTTGCCCTCAAGATCCGACAGCAGCGAACTCCAACGTCGCCAGCTCGGCAAGCAACCCCACACCTTCGCGCTCCGCTTGGTTCATCAGCGCCTGCATGTGCTGGTTGTCCGGCTCGCCTTCAGTGCGACCGCTTTCACCCTTGCTGTCAATCCACTCGACATACGCGGTCACTTGGCCACTGTCGGAATAGGTGCGGATGTAAGCTTTAGTGATCTTCGTTATCATCGTCATTCTCCTCTCAACTCGATTCAGTAGCCAGATCATCCAACACTTCGACTTCCTCTCGCCTGCCACCCGCGCGAAGTGCATCAGTAGCGTTTCTGAGAGCTTCGTCAGCTTGCAGCTTCTTCTCATACAGCAAGCGCAACGTTGAACTGGAGCCAGCCACGCCTCGCGCTTCCAGCGAGTAGCGATCTATGTCCTGAAAGTCTAATTCACGCTGCCATTGCTCATCTGCGCTCAAGGCTGAAAAGTAAGCCGATCCGTATTCAAGATAAGCGTCCGAGTAATAAGTGGCTGTTGTATTCGTGTTCGTCATGGTGAGTGCATTCTTTTTGCCTACACTCGCGCAAGAATGTATAAAACCATGACTGCGAGTAGCACGAATCCCGCTATCCCTGCGACCCATCCTCTTGCTGTTTGTTGGTCCATGATGTTTCTCCTCTCCCTCCCAATCGAACACACGCATCCTACTCCTCTGTATATACATTGTCAATAACTAAATCAAATAATTCTTCGGTCAAGTTGACGCAATACAAAGTATTGACAATGACGATTTGGTTATGGTAATTATAACAACCATGAAAACAGCCAAAGACAAAGCAATCTTTATCCGGGCTGATACCAAGCTGGTTGAGCGACTACGACGGGTAGCAGCGCGGATTGACCGACCTTCGTCACAGATTGTGCGCGAGGCTGTGAAGGCTGAGCTTGATAGAATTGAAGGGAAGGACGCACGACGATGAGAGAACGAGACAACGATCTATGCTACTGCAAGCCCGGATTTACCGGCCAATTGTATAACGCCGCGAAAGTTACTCCGGAAGTTTGGGCGGCGGGTGTGTTGGCGATTGACGCGCTAGGTGCTGGCAGTATGAGTGCGGCAACACCAAAGCTTAGTGCTAAGAACAGGCGTGTAGCTGAGCGAATCATGCAACGTAAGGCGAAGGGAGAACGAGGATGAGCGCAACAACGATGACATTTGAAGCCGATGGCTTATTGAACGTGGACAATCCGCCCAGTGGTTCACTTTCGTATCAAGCCGATCATTACGCGCGATTGCATCTGACAGTGATTGATGACGTGCGAGACTTCCACGCCTTGACGGGTCACTATTACAATAAGCTTCGAGTGATACAAGGCTTTCCGCCACGAAGGGAGCGTGCATGATCGAACTCTTCATCCTCATCACCTTCACCTACCAGTGCTATCGCCGCTTGCGGGTGAATCCGAGGTTGAGAACATGATTCCAAGCAAGACTTCGATCAACTTGCTACATTACTGAAGTTAGAGCGATAAGTCAGCGGATCGATGCTGGTACGCAGTTTTTGCTCACCAGCGATCTCCAGCACAGCTTCAGCAAGGACGCGTATAGTTCCTGTCAGTTCGAGCAACGCCTGTGCTCGCTGTTCGTTGTTACCGCTGGTAATAGCAGTATAAGTCTCCCTGTAGTTCATTGCGCACCTCCACAGATTCCATTTCCCATCGTGCGGCAGTCCCAGCGCGGATCGTCCTCAGTAATCGTCTCCTTCGGCCATGTATAACCAGCGATAAAGCCACAGGTCAGCATAGCTATCAGCACCAGTGTTTGCAGTAAGTAGAATCGTTTCATCGTCGTTCTCCCTTGCTGGCGCTTGGTGCCACACACCACGGACAATCCGCTTTAACATACGTAGGCACCATGTAGTAATGCCTGACAAGTTCTAGTGCGGCGTCAAGGCTCAACCCGCGCGTACTCATTCCGCGACCGAAGCCTGCGTCATGTATAGTGACACGGTATTTTGTACCATCCGAGTTGTGGTCTTTGTCGATCTTAATCGCCATTGCTTTCTCCTCTCCCTCCCAATCGAACACACGCATCCTACTCCTCGCTGTTTCACTTGTCAAGCAAAATAATCGTCACTTGTAAATTATTTTCACCATGAATCCGGTCGCGGTATTTCGCGTAGCACGGCATCCCTAATCGTTGCGGCTTTGCGATCTGTAATCCCTGCCGCCTTAATCCGTCGCTGAAATTCTTTGTCAGCTTTCTTGTGCCATGCGCGGCGCAGCTCGTTGAGTTTGTCGTGATAGGCTTGCGCGGTAGCTATGCGCGGATCGTTATCGTTGCGCGTCTGGCATTTCTCGCACTGTTTGGGATATGGGCCACCTTGCCCGAAACTGCGACTAATCATAATGCGCCCGTGTTGGCATTGATCGCAGTCATCAAAGGCTAGAAACGTCTCGCGATCACGACGCCATGAGGGGCAATGCGGCGGATGACTCCAGTATCGCGCGCCACTGAGAAATTGATAGTCGCTCAACGGATAAGCCGCGCCGTTGGTGCAGGGATAACAAAGACCGTTATACGTTCCCGCGTAAGACTCTGCCGGGTGTCCTGAACCTTGCCCTTCCAGTGATTTACCGCATTGTTGGCAAGTCAGCCCTTGATAGAATCCGTCCCACTGTGTTGACATTTTGTTAATCCTTTGCAATCTCAACCATACCCGGCAAGCATCGTGATTCCATGCCGTTATCCCAAGTGACGCGCAAGCCAGCAGCAACGCCGCGAGATGAATCAGCAGACAGAATCTCCGCGATAGTGCCACGCTCAGCAGTCGCAGCGTCGTACACTTCTTTAGCGCGGTTTCTTCGTGCGTACTCACCTTGAGACAGCCAGTAGTCACGTTTCGAGCGCAGCGCGTAATCCGATCTCTTAACCCTGTCGCCTACTTTTGCTTTAGTGATTTCCATTGTTTACCTCAGTTTTCTGTTAGGATGGCTACACGCGAATCGTGAATCACGGCGCACGTTTTAGAGCAGAACGGATCTGCCGCAGCGTTCTCCGTTACACGATCCCCGACTTCGAGCGGGCAGCCGCAATACTTGCAATAGGTTTCTTCGTCGCGGCTTTGGATTCGATAGGTAGTCATAATCTTCTCCCTCTTAGCTATTCCAAGTCAGCCCGGCATCAACTCGCGACTTTGCGCAGCGGATAGCTTCTCTCAGTGTTGCGTGATTTGCGCCGCAGCTAAACGTATAGTGGCAGCGCGACGTGTGATAACCACTGTCGTATCGCTTGATGCTTTCCGTCATTCCTTTGTAAGACAGGTAACGAACCGTATTTGTCAGAATCGTTTTGCCGTAAGGCGCGTGATACTCGCGGTAGGCTTTAGTTAGCTTGAATTCGTTTTCCATGCCCCACACTCTACGCCTGATTGATTTACTTGTCAAGCTATTATTTCACTTGACACGCAAATTATTTTCAGGTAGATTGTCTCGCATGGCAAAGGACAGGTTCATCACAGTTAATGAGGCAGCGAAGCTGAAGGGGTGCTCGCGACAGACGATCCATCATGCGATCACTAAAGGCAAATTGCTTTACACGACAGAGCGCGCAGTTGTTTACAAGGTCAGTGCTAATTCGCTTGCCAAGCTGGAGATCAACAAGAACATGAAACGAGCTGGCAGACCACGCAAGGATCGCGTTGAGGAGAGTGGTCATGACGAGCTATAGCGCCAAAGTCCTTACCGAGCTTTATCCATTCTGTCGGGATTGTAAAGAAAGTGCTCCACTGCCTTTTATGCCCTGCGAAGACAACGTGGCCGAGTATCGCGATTACGCACTAAATCAACCGTGGTGGGAACGACATAGAGGTCACGACACTGATTACACGGAGAAACTAAGCGTTCGACGTGACATTGTAACCACTACCAACCAAAGGACTTAACCACCATGAAACCATTATCCGTCATCGAATACATCATCATTCTCGCCGTCTCTCTGGTAGTGATCGCCGCAGCCAAGCCGATGGTTGAGGAGTGGCTCGCGAATCTGACTGCCGACACAACCCTGCAAATTCAACGTGCAGGACAGTGATAGAGTGTGGTAAGTTTTGTGACCAATGAGCACCACGCTTGACACCAGCACACTTTCACAACCACTAGAACCGCAGGTAGTTACAGCCCTGCCCGAACTTTTGCCATTGACGGCGGAGCGAAAATTACTGTGCGTAGATGTGCTGATTCGCACCGGCGGAAACATCTCGAAAGCCGCCGAACTGCTTGGCACCACGCGGCAAAACATCCACCGCTGGGCGCAGACCGATCCGGTGTTTCGCGAACTGTTCGAACATGCACTTGAATACGGCACCGACAATCTTGAGGAGTCTTATTACAACCGCGCGTTGAGTGGTTCCGATCGCGCGACTGAGTTCTTACTACGCGCGCGTCGCCCGGAGAAGTACAGTCCGCAACAGGGAGTAGATAACGATCCGCTGGCCGATTCTGATATCTCCCGGCTGGGAGCATCACTCCTGAACTCGATGATCGAAGCGAGCGCGAGGATGAGGGAGAGTGCGCAGCAACAGGCGCAGGTGGACCAATAACCAGTCGCCCTGCCTGCCGCACCTGATGATACGCCTGATGATGAACCTAACCCGTCATCGTCATCGTCATAGTCACCCACCGTCCACGTCCACGTAGACACACAATCAGCACACCTTAACATAATAGCAATTATCAGACGCGTGGACGTATACGTAAACGTGACGGAATTGTGATAAATTGAGAAAGGGGAGGGGGAGGGGCTGAACAAGACCCGCGTAAAGGTGGTCACCCGTGATTCGGGGCCGGGTGGAGTAGAAGCAACGCCGACGCGCCTTGTACCTCCCCACTCTCCGGCCACTCGAACGACTTCCACTCCGGTCTCGGCGGTAGCACATCGGGCAATGGACGTTCGGCGTCGGCGACCAACTGGCGAATCACTGGGGCGGCGGGGATTTTGAATATCGCCTCGCAGGTGTAAAGGAGGCGGAGTTCGATGTCGAGACGAGCGGGGGCCATTAGTTTACCTGTCCTCCCAGCCCCTCCCTCGCCTCCTCCGCCCACAGCTTCACACTCACCCGTGCTGAGTCGTCGTCGAGGTGGTGGAGGCCGCGTAGAAGCGCCGATGCCGATTCGGGACTATAACGGTCGTTCCACGGGTCGTACACCAGCCGGAGTATCATCGTATTGTAAAGTTCGCTGTCGAGCATGGCTCCCATGTCTCGCATCCTACACCTAAAAGAACTGTTGACGCAAGAGATAAATCGTACTACCATACGTCCTATGGCAACCAGGTTGGTAACGGTCAAGCTTTCACCCGATGCACGGGCCATGCTACGAATCCTAGCGGCGCATGCGGGCAAGATGATGAGCGACTATGCCGAGGACTTATTCTGGGCGCAGATGCGGAAACGGAAGTTGTCGTTGAATGGAAAGGTAAAGGAGCGCAAGTGAGTACGAAAGCTATCTTACAGTCTCTCGTAGACGCCACTGCAGAGTTAAATCGCTGCTTATTAGCGGCCAACGATGCAGGAATATTTCTCTGTGTTCACGTAGGTAAGAACGTCTACGAACAGGACGGTGAAATTTGTTATTTTCCAAAAGTCCAACTGCATGTTGCCCCGCGTGACGTGCTAAGCAGCAACACCGAACCTCCGGCGCGGGGGAAGGGGGCGAGATGAACGACTCCGACTTCTACGACGCTTCAGTTCCGCATATTAACCCCGAGAACGGCCACTGGTGCCCCTGCGCCTCTCGTTATAGCGATGGAGCGCCACAGCCGCTAATCGACTACACGCATTTCATGCTGAATCCATACGACGGAAGCGACGCTCTTTGCGATTCTGTACATAATAGGGAACGCGTAAGTCTCAATGGAGCGGACGTGAATTGTCCACGCTGTTTAAGGTTGATGGATAGTCCTGTGGTACGGGAAAGCGAGACTCGCTGGCGTGCTCTTGCGGCAGAAGCCGAGCAAAGGTGGAGGCGACAAAATCCCGTCTTGGCGGCGCTGGTGGATAGGAGACGCGCTGACCCCGCAGCCGGAGAGAAGGAAACGTGAAGCAGAATGTAAACTGTAACGGTATCTTGATCTTCGTATTACTGTTTCTTTTAAGTATGGGTCTAGTAGGAAGAGTATGGATCAGGACTTCTGTTCTGGATTCTCATGATCGTGTGGCTGGTCTTCGGCGTTTGGGCGTGGTGGCCCATCAATCGCGTGAACGGCCCGAACTTCCTGCTCTGGTTTCTATTATTCTTACTCGGTTGGGGCGTGTTCGGGTTTCCGATTAAAGGCTGACGCCGATGGTCATCGAATTCGTTAAAGATGATTCCGACGCTGATTACCGTGAGCTTACGGAGTTGGAGCGTCGGGTAGTAAAGGCTGCATTGCACTGGCGGCGTATCTACGCGGAAGTTTTCTCGTTCGAAAGCGATGACCGACCTGAGGGACTGACCGACGCGGAGGAAACGCTGGGTCAGTCCGTTGATACATTCCTCGCCGCCCGCGCTAAAAACTCCCACGAACGCTGACCTGCTACCTATGCTACACTCCCGCGTGGAGGGCCAGTCGCGTGCAATCTGAAGACGACATCCAGCGCCGTCGCCGGATGATGCGGGAGGCGATGAATCGCGGGTTACAACGCCCGCAATCATCGTCCTTCATGCCCGGTGAATCCGCCGGGATGCCTGACTCGTTCTGGGAGAAGAAGTTTCCCTTCCTGAAATCCACTGCTGCGTTGACACGCTCACAACCGGGCTATGCGCCAATAGGCGGTGAACAACTTCCTGACGGTCGTGACACGCAAGACCTTCTGCGTCCCGGTCGTGAACGCTCGCCACTGAACATCAGTCGGCTGAATCCTGACGCCGGATTATCGCTACCGCAGCCAGCGTCACCAACCATCAACACCAGTGTCGTACCACCTCCATCGCCTTCGCAACCACTCGCCCCGACTCCTCCGCCGCGTATCGGCTACTCCACCGCGGGTCTGACCGGCACCGAAGCGCTGATGCAACGTCGTCGCGCGCTGGAAGAGGCTGATCCTGAATCGAAAGTCACCCCCACTGGGGAAATCCTCCCGCCGGAGAAAACAGGCCGCTGGAAAGGGTTAGGTCAAGGTCTCCTTCTCGCAGGTGCACAGGCCAACTCCGACCGTCCGATGTATGCGCTGGGTCAGGTGCTGGGCGGGGGGATCAGCGGCGCAGTCTCTCCCCGTGGCTCCGCCAAAGTAGCGCGTAAGTTTGAACTTGGCCAACTCGACAACGACATTGCCCGTGGACTGAAGCTCGAAGGCATGGAACAGGACGTGCGCGGGCCGAAACTGGGCCAGATGTCCACACGCGTCGTGCAGGAAGGCGAGTATCCGGGGATTGATGCCGGGACTGAGATTCGAGTGCGGGTCGATCCGCGCACCGGAGCAGTCACCGATGTCGTCGGCCCGAACAATCGCCCGGTTGTGAGCCAGTCGGTACAACGTGCCGGAGGAGCGCCGCACTACGAGAAGGACGCTGACGGGTACCTAATCACCGTGCAGGGCGGACGGGCGCAGCGGGTGATGGACGAGGCCGGAAAGCCCGTTCAGGTGCGTGGTGGTAAAGATGGGGAGGAATACGTGGAGGTGGAAGTCAACGGACGCAAACTTCGTGTCACTCCCGGCCAGGCGCTTTCCTACTACGGGCAATTGGGCCAGCGGGAAGAAGCCGCGACTGGCGATGCAGCCAAACGTCAGGCACACATCGACGCGTCCTCGTCTCTCTATAAGAAAGCCGACGCCAACGACGCCAACGCCACCGCGCTCGACGAGCATATCAAGAAACTCGAAGCAGGCATGGCGACGATGCCTGAAGGGTCGATCAGCGCGGTGGAGAAGGACGCGTCGGGCAACTCCGTCACGCGTACCTATCCCAGCGCCCGCGCGCCGTTCGAGAAACAGATCAACGAACTCAAGGAGCAACAGCGCAAACTCCGTGAGCAGGCAGCAACATGGCGGGCGGAGGGTGACAAAGAACGCGCGGCGGGAGAGGCGATTCCGGTGCGCGCGGCGGCTCAACCGACTCAACAACCCTACGCAGGCCGCACGATGACGCGGGCGAATCTTGAACGATACGCGAAGGACAAGGGGCTGACGGTGGAGCAGGCACAGAAGCAGGTTGAAAGTCAAGGGGTGCGGATTCAGTAATGGCGCTTCCGTTCAAGGTGTTCGATTACGGGCGTTACGACGGTAAGTGGGCGTACTGTCTACGTTGTCAAGCGTGGGTTCCAATTGTTGGCCGGTCTGGCGGTGTATTAGACCCGCACATTGAAGATCATATAATTGCGTGGATGGAGATGAAACGGGTTGAGGCGCAGGGGGCGAGGGTTCAGTGGTAGAGTATGGTGTTTGTTCCCATTGCCTTGAAGTTAAAGCGTGCCATGGTTGGCGACGGCCAAAACCTATCAAGCTATCGTTATTTGCTACGTTTGATCCTGACGTGCTGCCGGAAACAGTGGAGACTCTTATTTGTTCTGAGTGTCTTAGCCGAGGTTCGGTTTTGGAAATCCCAGATGTACTTGACGCCGAGTTTATAGATGCCTGATGATCTTGACGCCTATCTCAACCCCGCCCCCCGCAGGCCCAAACAGCCGCTCGATTTAATTGCGCAATACGAGAGCGGTAATCGCAACATTCATCAAAATGTTGTGCCTCCGGGTGGTGGCTACAATCCATCTGTCGGACGTGTGACTGGCCCATCGTCCGCACAAGGGCCGTGGCAAATCACCAACGCAACTTGGCGACGTTACGCACCTCGTGCTAACGCGGGGCAGTACAGAAGCGCGATGGAAGCGCCTGTCGAGGTCCAGCGTCAGGTTGCTCAGACTATCTTTGACAATGAAGGCTATGCGCCGTGGGCACTGTATAATGCCCGACTACGTGCCGTCCTGCGTCGTGGTGAGGGCGACCAGTATCAGCACGCCCAGCAACCAACTTCCGACCTCGACCGTTACCTCGAACCTCCGGGACAGACCCCGCCAGCTCAACGCCAGAATGAACGACCATCCCCCGTTAATCCGCCAGCGTCCCCTGTGGAATCCCGTGAGCCGTCTGTCCCGAATGCTACAGCGATACTTGACAATCTGAACCGCGAGTTTCGACGTGGCGTGCGGCAGGTCAAACGCCAAGCGGCACAACAGCAGCCAGCGGTCACTGGCAGCAGCAGTATCGGAGAACTCCGTCGGATGGATGAACCGGAAGCTGCACGCATTCAACGCCTGCAAGCTGAAGAAGCCCAACGTGCAGGTCAACTTGCCCCGACCGCCGATTACATGGGCACGTTGAACCAACGTCAGCGCAATACCCGTGCGGCGCAGATCGCGGCCCGTCGCGCCTCCGAAGAACGCGCTGATGAACTTCGTCGTCAACAGGAACAACCGGAACTTGATCGACTAACTCAGCAATACCGTCAGGAGATTCGCGAAGCAGCCCGGATAACCCCGAACTATGGCCCAACGCAATGGTTTCAAGAAGCGCTACACAAGGGTGAGGCCGGATTGTTGGAACTTGGCGCGGCGGCAGCACGGCCGTTTTCAACGGACAAAGCGAACACGATTCGTCTACATGCCGAAGCAATGCAACGAGCAGCGGTTGAGGAAGGTGCGGATCGAAATGTCGTCAGTAGGGCATTACAAGATGCGACGGCGGGGCTGATCTCGACTGCGCCTGAACTTGCCGCAATGTCCCTCGGCGCACCGCCCATCGGCGTCTTTGCGGCTGGCGGCGGTGCACGTACGTACGGTCGTGGTGGTAATGCGAAGCAAGTGTTAGGTGAAGCGGCGAAGGGCGCGACCATTGGAGCGGCGTTTGAGTTACCCGTACCGTCACGTATCACAAGTGTGCCGTTACGTGCGGCGACAAAAGGCGCGACAGTTGGCGGAGCGACAGGAGCAATTGAACTAGCGTCGGGCGCTTCGCCGAAGGATGCAGCGAGCGCGGCAATTACCAATGCGCTGTTCGGCGCTTATGGCGAACTCAAGCATGGCATTACTCCGCAGCGAGTTGAAGAAGTTGTAGCGCAAGTGCCAGAGTCGATGCGCAACAATCCGCAAGTGAGAGAGTTGATTGACAAGGCACGTCAGGATGTTAGACAAGCAATCGAAGAAAAGAGGCGTGGTAGAGAAATAAAAACTGATAGTCTCCCACCCTCCCGTGATCTTCGTGGACAGCAGATGTTTGAGATGGTTCCCGAAGGCGAGGTCGTACTGCCGCGAGGAGGAGTGGAAAACTACCGCCCCAGCGGACTACAAGGAGAACAACGTGGCACACAAACCGAAGTTCAGCCGGGTGTGGCGCAGGAACGCGCGGCGGTTGAGCCAGCCGCACCCACCACCGAAACAGTATCCGCTCGCTCCGCAGTGGATCGAGGAAATGTTGAGACCGAATCCGTTCGTGGAAGTGAGCAGGAAGCTACTGCTCAACGGTTCTTTCACAGAGACTTTGGAGAGGTTGTAGAAAGCTTGAATCAGCGTCGTGTTGGTAAAGGACGTGTCCGCGTTGTCGCTGAAGACGGCAGTGAGCATGTGATCAAACGCAGCGCAATGACAGGTGCGGGTAATCAACGTGCGGTGCCGATCCGCCCTGAGCCAATCGGCGAATCTACTTCCGAGCAACCATCGTCTCTCTTAAGCACGCTGAAGAAAACCTATGACTTCACGCCCGCGAGCACGGGACGGCTTGTTGTCTACGAAGGGGAACATCAGGGAGAGAAACTTAGAGTCCGCCTGCGCTTCAGCCGTGACGGGAAAGAGGTCACGGTCAATCTTGGGGAGCCGTCGTCTCCCGGCCCGGATGCTCTTGATTTCAGTCGGCGGCGTTCCTTTGGAATGTCCACCATGCTCGGCCTGAAGCGGTTTTTAGGAGAGCGGTACCCGGCGGTTGAGAGGCTTCATTTTCAGCGCGAGGGGTCAACCGGAGGCGAAGTCGGGAGACAGCGCCAGTTAGCGCTACGGCCTACTAAACCTGAGGCTTCCGATCTTAACCAGTATCTTGAACCCGCCGAATCCCCCGCCATGGCTTCATCCCCTAAATCCCCGCCAGTTACCGCTACGGAGTCTCAGTTACCCCAGCCAAAGGAGGTCACGACACGTGCAACTACTGAATCGTTAGAGCCTGCGGTGCCACAAACTACAGTCAAAGCAGCGGAGAGGGCCGGTGCGGGGTCTTCTCCATCTAGTACCGCTGTCAGGAATGAGGCAATGGCCGAGGATCGTGCCGCTCGTGACCTGCCGGAATTGGTTGCCGCTGAGCCACGCCGGGCCACTGAAGTCCACCAGCGGGCACTGGAGGCCAACCGTGCCGATCCGCGCAGCGTGGAACGTCTCGTTACTCAGGCACTGGAGACTGATAAGAACCTGACTGACGTGGAAACCGCGCAACTGCGCCTCCGCGCGCAGGAGATTAAGAACCGTGAAGGCGGGTTGCTAAAGGAGATTAATTCAGCCACTGACCCACAGACAATCGGTGAGAAGCGCGCGGAACTCGACGCTCTGACCAACGAATTCGACCGTCTTAGTCAGGCGACGAGGAAATCCGGCACCGAGTGGGGCCGAGCTGGCATGGCGCGTCAACAGGCAATAGATCAGGACTTCAGTCTTGTGGCGATGAAAGCGCGATTGAAAGCGGCAAAGGGTGACATACTCAGCGAGCAGGAGAATGCGAAGGTTGAAGAACTACACGCGCGACTGGCGAAAGCCGAAGCTGACCTGGCGGACGCAAATGACAGGCTGGCCCAGCGCGATCTTCAGAAGCAGATCGACCGCGTGACTCGCCGTCGCCAGCGATCGGAGACAAAGGAGTCACTGGACGCGGAGTTTGCCAGATTGATCACCGAGTTCAGTAAGGCGCGGAAAGAGATTAAGAATGTACAGGCGTCAGGACTGGCCGGACTCGATCCCGAAGGTAAGCTCACTAAGCTCGTTGCGCAGATGGCCCGTAATCGTATCAAGGCGGGAATTAACTCTACCGAAGCGCTGGTACGTGAACTCTACGAAACTGTCAAGGAGCATGGCTGGTCGCGGGAAGATGTCGTCAGCGTCATTCGTCAGACGGTTCGTGAATCCGACGACGTGCTCAGCCGCTGGGACAAGACACGACAGGCACAGCTGTTGAAACGCGAAGCTGAATTACAACGCCGTCTTACCGAGAAGGACTACAGCAAGCTTCCACCCCGCGAGCGCCCGATCTACAATCGTGAAACTCGACGACTGGGGGAACAGGTTCAACACCTCAAGAACCGTTTCGACCTGGAAATGGAACGCGCCAAGCCCGGCCATCTCTGGCGTCAGCTCAGCGGTATCCGTAAGTCATGGATGCTCTCCGGTATCTCCACGCAGGCGAAGAACATTGGCGGGACGGCGGGGTATCAGGTATTCGATGAACTTGCCCGGTTCCCGGCGGTGATTGCCGATGCGGCAGTTGCTCCATTCACCGGACGCCGTTCGATTACCCAGTCACCCACCGCAATGCTCGACTCAGTGTTACATGCCGTCCGTACCGGAGGCCGTGAAGCTGGGGAAATCATGCGAGTCGGCGCGACGAAGGAGCAGTTGGAACGTCACCAGTTCAGTGAGATTGACACTGGTGTTAAGTTGATCGACTACACTTCAAACCTCGTCTTCCGCTTCATGTCCGCCTCGGATCGCGTCTTCTACAACTACGCGCTCAAACGCAACTTCCTCGATCGTGCATTGGCGCAGGCGAAAACTGAAGGGGCAGCGAATCCGCAACAGCGGGCGAAGGAATTGGCTGAACACCCGACAGAAGAACTCGACGCTGCCGCCAAGCACGATGCGCTTGTAGCGACGTTCAACAACAGCAACCAGCTCAGCGAGGCAATCAAACGTGCTCGCAGTAACTTCGGCTCTAAAGCCAACTTCGCCATCGATCTCGTCATGCCCTTCGACCGCACCCCTACCAACGTCATCGCGCGAATCATCGAAGCGTCTCCAGCGGGCGCAGGTAAGGCGGCGTATCAACTGGCAAAAGCGGCGATCAACAGGTCAATGACTGTCGAGGAGCAGCGCCAGTTCAGCCAGACCGTCGGTCGTGCGACTGTCGGAACCGCTATCATGGCGCTGGGCTGGAGTCTCGCCGACAAACTCCTCGACGTGGAAGACTATCGTGTGTTGCTGAACATCGGCGGCTATCGCCTCGATCTGACCACCATCTCCCCGGTCGGCAACCTCATCGCCCTCGGCGCGCGGATGCGCAAGGCGTATGAGAAAGGAAGTTTCGCCGACGCCGCCAAAGCCGGGTTGCGGGTGCCGTTAGACCAGCCACTGCTGCGTGCAGGTAGTGAAGTAACTGAGGTAGTGCGCGACCCGGCCCGCAGCACCGCACGTTCAGGTGGACGGCTGGCGTCCAGTTTCATTCCCTTCGGTGGACTGGTGCGTGACATTGGTAAGGCCATCGACCCTGAGGAACGCAAAGCCAAGACCTTTAAGCAGCAGGTACAGCAAAACATCCCTGTCTGGCGTCAGCGACTTCCTGTGCGTCCGGTGAGACAGAAGCAGTTAACAACGGGCACGGGCCGTCCGAACGCGACTCGTCTAACCGCCGCCAGTCGTCCTACCAGTGGTCAGCGTCCATGATCTCTCTCACCCCTGAACAGGAAGCCGCGCTCAACGATCCGACCCTCGGTCTGAACGGCATGACGCCGGAGTCGTTTCAAAAACTCTGGCCCTACTTCACCCCAGCGCAGAAACGGCAGTTCAAGAAACTTGCCCCAGTGCTGGAACGGTTATTTGCTCCGACGCCGGAGCAGATTGAGGCGGAAGGTGGGCGCGCGTGGGCCAAGCGTTTCTTCCCGCAGTCCTTCTCTCGCGACTTCACCAGCTATCAATCTGATTTCTGGATCTGGGGCTGGGAGATTCAACCGGATGTCTATTACCGGCCCCGCGTGGAATGCGAACCGCGTGGGGTAGGCAAGAGCACTACAGCGGAGACGTGGCTGACTTCGATTCTCGCTCGTAAGCGTCGTCGCACTGTAGGGTATATCTCCGGTACCGACGCTAAGGCGAACCAGCACTTCGGCGGCGTTAAACGCAAGCTGGAGAACCCGGAACTATTAAAAACTTACCCTCACCTAAAGCCGCAGGTGCAGAAGTATCGCAACGCCTTCAACTCATGGTCGCAGGACAGGTTGGTAACAGACGGCGGGCAAACGATCATTCCTATTACCCTGCAAGGTTCGAACCGTGGGTTTAAGTCTGAGGACGACATTCGGTTCGACTTATTGATCTTCGATGACATCGACTCTCTTGGTGAATCGCCGGACGTGATCGCCAAGAACCTTGACCTGCTAAAGTCTGAAATCCTCCTTGCCGGTTACGCTAACACGCTCATTGTTGTCTTCCAGAACTTGATCCATCGTGACTCCATTGTCACGCAGGTCATGGATCACCGGGCGGACATTCTCAGTGACCGTGACTTCCGTGGGCCATATCCGTTGATGAGATGGTACGATGCGGAGAAAGTTGATCTTCCCGACGGGGGGAAGCGTTGGGTAATTACCGCAGGCGAGCCTTATGATCCGGCGATCTCTATTGAATACTGTGAATCAATCCTCAACCAGATTGGCAAAGACTTATTTGATAGAGAATGCCAGCAGGATGTGTGGAAGGTTGCCGAGGACAAGGACTTCCGCGAGTGGGACGAGGTCTATCACATCATCACGCAGAGTGAAATGGAGCGTGGGTTTCGCAACGTGCAGCTTCGTGACACCAGCGGCTTCTTCGTCCCTTCCCGCTGGCACGTTGGACGTGGCTTCGACTGGGGGTGCCTGCCGCTGGATACGGAAATTCTTACGAAGGACGGATGGAAGTCTCACGATCAGTTAAAAGTTGGTGAGTCCGTTGCGGGATATGACTGGGAAAGCTCGCAATCTATTGTATGGACTCCGCTGAAGAAGATTGTTTACAAGGATAGTCAACCGCTTGTAGAAATGCGTACTAAGTCATTCCGGTTTGTCTGTACGCCTGATCATGCGTGGATTGTGAAACGCCGTAAACGACTAAAGAGAACTCGTGATACTTACCGTCGTCAGAACCTGGACACGATTTCATTTGGTGGTGATAGGTCTTTGATAGTCGCCGCTCGTTGCGACGAACAAGGAGAAATTGAATGTTCTTCTGCAATGGCAGCAGTGCTTGGTTGGCTCGTAACGGATGGCTGGACATATCGTAAGAAGGGTAAGCCAGCAGGCGCGATGCTTTGTCAGAAAAATCATCCTCAAGCTGTTATTGACGCTCTGGTTTTATCGGGGTTGGAGTGGAAAGAGGTCAAGCCAATGAAGAACGGTGTCCGGCTCTTTTACTTACCAGCGTCATCGTTCCGCAGATTGCGCAAGGTTACAGGTTATACGGGGAAGCAGTCTCTTAGTCCGATTGTCACACGTCTTTTACCTGAAGCGCGAAAAGCGATGCTTAACGCAATGTTGTTAGCGGAAGGGACAAATGGAGGCGCAAAACGTAAATCGCTTTTCTGTCAGCAGAAAGGTTACGTGAGTGATGCCTTTCAAATTCTTGCATCTTTGTCAGGAATTCGATTAGGTATTCAGCGTGAACATCAAAGTCAATGGGGAACATCGCACCGTATTCCGTTACTGAGATTTCAAGCTATTAAAGAACCAAGACTAGTTCCGATTGAAGGTCTGCATCGAACGTGGTGTCCTAGCGTGAGTGAAGGTGCGGTCATTGCTCGCCAACGCGGACAGGTGACAATTACGGGAAACTCAACCCGTCAGCATCCCTCGGCAGTCGCCTACGTCACACGGCCCGACAAGACCTGCCCGCACGACGACGCACACTTCGTCTTCGCTGAAGTCGTCGCACCCAAATTCCCTTTCGACCCGTCGCTGGCGTCTGAAGTCGTCAGTCCCGGACGCGTGGCCCACGCGATCAAGCTCACTGAACGTAACTTCCACATTCAGTCATCGCAAATTGAGCAGTCAAAGATGTCGCATGAGGCATCCGCCGCCAAGAACACCCTGATGCTCGATCTGCCTAAAGAACTCACCATCTTCTTCAACAAGTGGAAAGCGGCGAAAGGTTCCGGTGTCCCACAGATTCAGAACATGCTGGAGATTGATCGCACGAAGGAGCATCCGTTCCGCGTCTACCCGCAGGGTCATCCGCATGCCGGGAAGCCGCTCATGGGCCGACCGCGTATCTACTTCGTCGTTGCTGACGGGCAAGGGGAACTCTATTGCGACGGTGATGGAAAGTTACGTGTACGTGGAGCGCGAGACTCACACGGACTGGCCCGCTGCCGCTACGAGATGCCGTTGTACTCGCACCGGAACGCCGGGAAGAAGAAGATCGACGACGACTTCGTGGATGCGCTACGCGGGCTGATGTCTACCTTTGGTGTTCATGCTGATGCGCTGACTGAATCCGAGGAATTGATCGCCGCGACCCCTAAAAAGTATCGTGCTGAGACTGTGTTCGGCGCTGACTATACGCCAGAGAAGGAGATGAGCTTTCACTATCAGACCGCCCTCGCCAAACAGCGCGTCCAGATTGGCCAAGCCGTCACCTTCGACGAGTTCAACCAGCCCGTCGATCAACAAAATGATGAACTTGTGGAAAGTTTGTGGTAGCATCCGCGCGTGGCTGTACAGTTTCGCAACATCGCTGATATGAAACGACAGCCTCTCGGCGGTCTACCACAACCGATGCGAAAACAGATGGAGGTTGGGCCAGTGCCTCTGACGGAAAAAGGTTCCAAGATCATGAGCGCCATGAAAAAGGAATACGGCGCGAAGAAGGGCGAGCAGGTGTTTTACGCCAGCCGCAACGCGGGGAAGATCAAAGGCGTCGATCCTGAGAGCCGCCCACGTCGTCGGATGAAAGTAAAGTATCCGAGTCCGTCTCGGCCTAAATAAAGTTGGGCGACTAGATGTAATCGCACCTGCCGCCCTGATCACCGTAGAAATCCGTCAAAGGAGAAGCACGATGACCGCGATGGTTCTACTCTCGGAGTGGATGAAAAGTCAAGTTGAATTCTGGATGCCCGTACAAGAGTACGAAGGTTATTACGACGTTTCAAGTCAGGGTAGAGTTAGGAGTTGGCGGCATCCATGTCGTCGAGGTCATGTATGGAGACGCGATATTCCTCCGCGGGTTCTCAAGGAAAGCTTGAACAATAGAGGCTATCGCTGGGTAATCTTGGAAAATGGGAACGGCAGCCGAAAAACATTGTTCGTGCATCAACTGGTCGCTAAGGCGTTTATTTTTAACCCAGAAGGGCGAACACGGATAAATCATCTTACAGGACTTAAAAAGGATTGTCGCGTTGATGGGTTGGAATGGACTACCCCAGCCGAAAATAGCCGTCATGCTGTGCGGCATGGGTTATCGGCTGTTAAGTCAGAGAAACAGGTAAAAGAGATTCGCCGTACGGCTAAAAGTGGAATACCGCAAGCGGTAATAGCGCGGCAATTTGACTTAAGCTCTGGGGGTGTATGCTTGATTATCCAGCGTAAGCGGTATGCTTACATAGACGATTAACTGAGGAGGCTGATTATGGCTGTACTTGCGGGACTCCATGCGGATCAGATTGCCTTGTCTCGGCAGATCATTGGAGGTGTATGCAAAGGCTCGCTGGCTGCTTACGCTACACCGCCGTTCCTAACGAACACGACAATCGCTGCTGCTGACACGAACCTCGGCCTACGCACGGCAGTCACTACTGCGGCGGCGGCTCGCCACGCCGACGAGCGCCCGATGGCTCCACGGATCAATCTCGGTATCGTGCTGGGACTGTACAGCGGAGAGTTAAGCGATGCGCGAGTGCTGGGGTTGACGACTGGCGCGGGTTTGGTTGGTCTTACTTATGCCGACCCGAACGTGGTAACGGGGGCGAATTACCCTCCGGAGTAAGGATTCAAGGCTACGCGACGAAGGTGGGTCAGGGATTGTCCAGCAGACACCTCCCCTGACCGTCCTACTGTTAGCTCGGTGAAACAAAATCAAAGTGGTGGAGGAAATCGACAAAACCACTCCGAGCGTCCACGGCCTGACCGGCCCGTAGCTTGATTCGTTCTATCTATTATGTGGATTAGCCGAAGTGAGTTACGACGCCTGCTCCAGCAGGTGGCTGTCGCTGAGAAACGCGCCGCCGACGCCGAAGATCGTCTTGCCGCTGAGCGGGCGTCGAAAGACTGGCTGACAGTCCAACTGGCCTCGCGTGTGGTGACGAAGGGTGGTCAGTACGGGTTGGACCATGAGTCGCCTGCGTCATCTGCACCGTCTCCGCGTACTTACCCTCGCCAGTTAACTGAGGAAGACATCGCCAAGCGCGACTACTACGTCAGGTGCTATCGCGAAGCGGGGAGGTCGGAGGAAGACGCCGTGGCGCTGTTCGAGGCGGAGATGAGGGGGGAGCGGGTGGTGTATCCGTATGAAAGCGAGGCTGAACAGTAAATGGATCGTCGTGGATTTCTTTCACTATTAGGTCAGGCTGCTGTCGGTGCGACAGTGGTCTACAGCTTTCCCTCTATCGTCGTTCCGAAAAACATTCAGCCATATGGCTTGGCTCACTTCATCAATGAGGGACACACGTTTCGCGGACTTACCACGTCAACATTTCCCGTTCTGAATGCGCCATCGCTTGATTTGGGTGGTGCGGTGCTAAGTCCTGAAATGTTTGAATACGCTAAGCGCAATCTTCAGGCAATGGTGCGGCAGACGAGTAAAAATCCAATGTTAATGTTCCTCTGATGTAAATGGCCGCTGAACTTGCCAGATCCCCCGCGCAGCAACCTCCGGCGACGAATTTTGCGCCGCTAAAACCATTACTGAGTCTCAAGCATGGTGGCAAGAAACCTGCATCCTATATCGCCAAAGCAATCAAGGAACGTTTCGACCACTTTCACCGCAAGGATAAAGATGTTTTCAGGGAGATCGTCAATGTTGGCTGGTATGTTAACCTGTTCGCTAACGGCCAGCAGTTCCCCGTTCGCAATCCCGTCACAGGCTCATGGGGCGCACTTCCGCTCTCCGGCAACTACAACTCAGACCGCCGCGCACTCAACATCCTGCGCAACGTCGTAACCAATCTCCTCGGCAAGTGGGAAAATTCCTCGCCCGACATCATTATCCGTCCGGGTCGTAATCTCGACACTTGCGTCTCCGCCGCCAAAGCCGCCGACACCATCAACAACTACTACGAGCGCCAGTTCTACAACCACTGGTTCACGCAGCAGGAAGGTTTGATGGGGATGACTTTCGGCACCTATATCGACCGCTATCGCTACGACGAGTCCAAAGTGTCGATGAGCGTGATTCAGGACATCTTCGAGACGAAGGATGCGCAGTTTGGTTCCGGGCTGGGGTATTGCGCCGACTGCGATCACTTTGGCAACGACAGTGAGTTCAAACCGCAGCTTGGCGGTGATGGGCCGATGTCTCGTGCGCTGTGTCCGCAGTGTCGCTCAACTGCTGTCGAAGTTCTCGACGCCCCCATCGGTCAACTCAGCAGCGTGACGAATCAGGTGAAGCGGCAGGTAGGGGATCTGGTTTGCGAGCTTCTCCCGATGCCTGCCTGCAGGTGGGACTTGACGCGACGGCCTGAGGACTCAAGCTGGTTCATCTATCGCCAGAACATTCCACGAGGTGCGGTGACGCGAGTGCTGGGGAATGTCCTGTTGCCGGAAGGAAAAGATGAGACTGACTACGGACTGGAGACGCTGCGGGCGCTGGGAAAGCAGGGACAGGCGCTGGGAGGGTTCTCCGGGTTCGGCAACACAGGACGCTCTGACGATGCCGCACGTACTGACGAATATACCTTTGACGAAATGTGGCTCTCACCCGATGACTACGCCGACATTAACCTCATCGGCGACGAAGAAACAGTCGATGGCCCACCACTGCCCAAGGGTAAACTCACCGATGTGTTCCCCGATGGACTCTGCGCAGTCGGGCTGAACAGCATGACCACGGTGCTCGCACTGTACTCGGAACAGCATCGCAAACATATCGTTTCCGGCACGTGGTTCATGCAGACGGCGACGGGTGCGGGTCGAGGGCTGGCCGACTCTGTGGAAGTCCAGAAGCAATTCAACACCGGCAACAATCAGGCTGCGTCGTATATGACCGCCACTTACTCCCCGGCCATCGGCTACGACAACCAGCTTATCTCCGGCAATAAGATGAAGTACATCGGCACGCCGCGCACGAACATCCCGTTCGACCTCACCAAGCTGCCGGAAGGCCGCTCGATGAAGGATGCGATCTTCCAGTTCGCCCCGACGGCCATGCCCAACCAGTTCTTTAACTACTTTCAGGACTTCCTCGGCTTCCTGATGAAGAAGACGAGCGGCGCAAGTGATTACGATCAGGGCGATCCCGGTATCACGGCAAATAACACCACCGCCACCGCAGCGGAGATTGATCAGGGAAACGCTGACTCGTTTAATGAACCTATCTTTCTTATCAAAGGCGACTGTCGCAAACGCGGCGCAGAGCTGACCATCAACCTGTTCTGCCAGCACTTTCCGATGAAGCGGTACTTCGACCTCGGTGGGAAGTACGGCGAGCAGCAGGGCATCGAACTCAGCAGTGCGGACGTGAAAGCCGACCTGTCGTTTGAACTAGATAAAGGTAGCGTGATGCCGAAAGGGCCGTACACACGGCGTAAGAACCTGATGTCGTTCTACGGCGTGCTCGGCGGCGCAGAAGGCGTGGCGACGATGGAACAGACCAACCCGCGTCTGCTGAACAACACCGCACAGGAGTTTGATGTCGATCTGGAGATCAACGACTATGACGCAGTTGCTGAGTTGTGCCGACGACGACTGGAGCAGATGAAACAGGCCCTGAAGATTGGCGTCACCGACCCACAGTTGCTTGTTAGTGAAGCCATTCGACCGCCAATCAGCAGCAAGGAACTCGACCTTGCGCAGAAAGGCAAGTGGTTTGCTTCATGGCTTTCAACTGACGAGGGACTGAACTCACCGATGCCGCTCCGCGCTGCGGCAGAACTACTGGTTGATGGACAGATTGCTGGCGCAACTCAGCAGGATGCGGAAGCCGCGCTGCAACAGGGTACAATCGCCGCTGCCGCTCAGGCACCAATGGCCCTCGGTGGCGCAGCGCTCCAGCAGCAGACCGAGCAGCCGGAGTCGCAGGAACCAGACCCCAGCGCTCAACTCCAATTTGCACAGGAGCAATCGACGCAGCAGCATGAGGCGGAACAGAACGCGCTTGACCGCGAACATGAATCGTCGATGATGGACAAGGAACTGGCGAAGGACAAAGAGACGGCAAAGGTAGAAGCGGATCATAAAATTCGTATTGAGAAGTCCAAGCCAAAGAAGCCTGTGGTGAGACCTGTGAGTAAAGGAGCGGCCAAGAAATGAGCACCCCCATTGTCGGTTGTGATCTAGCACGATTGACCACACAGCAGATAAAAGTTGTCAAACCACCACAGCAATCTGCTATCATTCCCAGCCGACGCGCAATGTTGCTCAAACGTATCGGCGACATGGAGAACGAACTTGGGCGAATGACGAAGCTGCTTGCAGAAGTGAGAGCAGACGTACTGCATCTGACAACTGAATGACAGCCTGCCATTGTAAAACATGGTGCGCTCCGCTCTATTGAGCACTTGCGCTGGCGGAGACAGAAACTCTGCAGGCTGCACCAAAATTGAATAGGCGACCGACGCGTATCCCGCGTACTTGCCATTGATTGAGTTTGTACCGACCCCTGACGGGTACTATGAACTGAGTCAATGGCATTTCCACTTTAGGCCACTGACGACCACTTATGGAAACCGAACTCCAAGACGTAGCTTCTACTCCTGAAGCAGCCTCAACTGAGGTAGTGGATTCGTCTACCACTGTGACGGAGCCATCTGGTGAATCGCAAGGCAGCGTAACAGCCACAGATGCAACGCAACAGAGCACGCCAACGACGGAAGCCGACCCTTTGGAAGGTGTCCCGTCGGTCGATGAACTAAGTAAACTCGTCGAGCAGAAGGTTCCTTACTCCGAAGCGCTGGCGCGATTGCGTCCAGCCTACGAAGGGCTGAAGACGAAGCTCGCTGAGTATGAGCCGCTGGAATCGTGGAAGCCGATAGCTGAAACTATCGCCGACCCCGCGCTTGCTCAGTCGGCTTACGAACTCGTCAACGCGCTCTACACGCCGTCAACGGACAACCCTTCGGGGTTTGATCCACGACCGTTTCTGGAAAAGGTGGAGACGGACAGTCCGGGAACTATCGACCAACTGTTCTCGACCATCTGCTCATTCCCAATTCAGATCGACGGCCAGCAGACGACGGTGGTGCGGGAGTTATACAAGGCCCACGGCCTCAATCCCGACCGTATCGACGACTATCGCAACATCGACAACTTGCGTGTTTCGGGGATCGTGACTGATGCCGATCTCGCCAAAATCCCTGAGAAGTACCACGAGGCGTTCAAGGCCCTGCCGGAAGATGCCCGCACGGACATTCTCGCCCTGAAGGAGTCCAACCCGGCCCTTGCTGATCAATACTTGCGTAATGCTGCCAGTTCACTTGCCGCTGAGAGATTTGAGACCCAGCAGCGTGAACGCGAACAGCAGGCGCAACAACAGCAGGAGCAGGAGTTAGCTCGGCAAGTCGAGACCGCCGTCACTCAGGGAGTTCACAGCAAGATCGAAACATGGTCAGGTTCCATTCACCAGAGTCTTTCGTCGCAGTGGAAGCCCTCCACGGACGAAGCAACCAACGATCTGGAATACGCAAAGGTCATGGGAACGTTAGCGGCGCTGCAAAGCCCCGCTCCGGCTTACCGGGCCATTGCGGAGAAAGCGCTGACCAAAGCAGGCGCGTCTCTCGACGGCTTTGACGATCTCGTTAACCAGTGGCAGGCGTCGTATTCAGCAGCAGTAACCTACGAGCAGCTTGGACAAAAGGATTCCATCCCCGCCAAGCGCGCAGCGGCTCAGGCGACCCAAGCCGAGCAGCGGTTACTAATCAAGCTGAACGACTACGCTCTGAAACTGGCCCAGCCGACTTCTTCCAGAATTGCGGACGCTTCCGTCCAACGGGCCAACCAACTGGCGGCGGCAGCGGGGCGGTTTGTGCCGAATGGGAACGGGGCAGCTCAACAGGGATTTCAAAATCCTTACGAGCAGAACCCGCATCCGGTCGGCTCACAGGAATACTACGCCTTCAATCGCAAGATTGACCGCGAGTACCAACTGACCAACGCCTCGGTGTATGACGGTTAAGGAGACAAAATGCCAGCCGTACAATTCAGCCAAATCACCGACCTGAAGCGTCAGGCGGTGGAAAAGGACGTGCGCCAGTTCTATGAGAACAACGACCCCGGAATGCGCGCGTTCGGTAAGGCGGTAGACAAACCCAAGCTCACGGAGAAAGGTTATCGCCTGCCTGATTACGCCCGTCGGCCCACCGGCATGACGTGGTTCACTCCTGACAATTCCGACTTTAACCAGGCCAACGGCCCGCAGACGGTCTCGATGTGGGTCTATCCGACCATGAGCGCGTGGCCGATGATCTGGGCCGGTTCCACCATCGAGTCGATGGAGAACGACACCGAGGACAACGTGCAGTCCTACGATCAGGTGATGGTTCAGTACACTGATGTATTTCGCAAGCGTATGAACCAGTACTTCTATGGTACTGGCAATGGCGCGGTGGCTTACTCGGCGTCAACCATCACCACCCTTGGCACGCAAACACTCTCCGGTACCACCACCGCCGCTACCACTCCCGGTCAGACAAAGGGGACGATGTGGCTGTGGGAGGCGGAGACTTATCAGGCAATCAACGCCTCCACCGGCGCGGTACGGGGCACGTTCACCGTCACTACCGCCGGTACGTCGTCCTGTACGATCAACCTGCTGAGCGGGACGATCTCCAGCGGCGATCCAATCGTCATTCAAGGTAGCTACCAACTCGCCATGCGCGGTCTCTACTGGCTCGTCAGCGACCAGAATCGCGTGTTGCAGGGATTGGACACCAGCGTCTACCCCGACCTGAACGTCCCCACCGTCGATCTCGCCGGTGCGCTGCTGACTCCAGCGGCCATCGAGAATGGCAAGGCGCTGCTCCAGACCCGCAACAATCAGGTCGAAGCCAAAAACAACCTGACGGCGTTCATCACCCCCGGCCAGTACTCCACGATTCGTAAGCAGGGTTACAACCTCGGCTACTACCTTCGTGAAGACGCTGGCTCGGATACGATGAAAGGCGTGCAGGGTGACTACACCGACGGCGATACTCGTTTTATTCTCGACGCCGACAACGACGAGGATCGGGTGCCGCTGACGAAGACCAGTGACTACAAAATCTACGAGATGAAACCGTTTGGCCCCTACAAGCGGGATGGGCTTGAAATGAGAATGTTGCTGGGTGCGAATCAAACTGGCTCAGATAACTGGAGCCGAGCTGTTGGCTGGAAAGGGAACGTTGCTACTTTATCGGGGCGTGGAAGTGCTCTGATAAAACGTGCCCAACTGGCTTACGCAACTCAGATCGTGGCGGGTCTTTAATTTAATCCGTCAGGCAGATTTTTTATTCCACGGAACCTGCTTAGGCCGTTCTTTGAAACCAAAAGTTTCTTCTGGTGTCCATCCAAGCTTGGACAGACGGATACGAGCGCGAGCGGAATTTATTCCAGCGCGATTACTCCAGTCGGTTAGGCATAATGTCTCACCGTTGATAGTAATCCAATGATTCGTTCGCTTGTTTCTGTTCTGTTCAGTTTGGGTGCGCCACTGGCAATTAAGGGTGTGATGATTAGCTAAGCATTCTTCGCACTGACCGCACCAATAACCTTTGTTGTTGTCGGTTCGGTCAATAGTATGTTTCTCGGTCGTGGGTTCACCCATAACCGCAAGAAAGTGGGGAAAGCTTAGAAATCCAGCGCAGATTGTGATGCCCCTGCCGCCGTAGTCGCTAAACTGCGGATTCTTTGGGTTAGATGTTCGATCCTTTACACCGACCCAAATTTCGTAAACGCGGCTCTTTCGCTTGCCGCCATTGCGCATCACCGAAGTATGGCCGTGGATGTAGTTCTTCTTACGGGTTACTTCACGAAGCAGGCAGCCGCAGGATTGGACGTTCATACGAAGAAGATGTCGCTGATCCACGGCTTTGACCGCACCACAGTTGCACAGGCACAACCAGACGTACTCGATTTTGCGCTGACCGAGATAGCCGAGCACGAACAGTCGTCCAAAACGTTGCTCGATTAAAGAAGCTTTAGGTTTACGGGTCCGATTGTATTTGAAAACTGAATCAGGTGGGTTAGAATCCGAACCAAACATTGGCAACTTCTCCTTTAACCAAGTGGATTGCTGATGCGGGACGTTCGGGTTCATGGCCTGAGCGTCCCTTTTCTTTTGAGGTGGTCATTGTACCACGGAACACACTTTTCACTCACCGGATGTAAGCTGGTTTTTAGTGGGGCTATTCGGTGGGAAGGAGACAACAGTGGCAAACAACATTACCAGTCCATTTATCGTAAGCGACGGCATCGGCTCGGTGGGGTGCGTGGTGAAGAACCCCAGCACGAGCTACACGGTGCTGCCTGAAGATAACGTGGTCATCTGCGGGGCCAACTCGCTGGCAATCACATTGATTGCAACCAGCAACTCTCCGGTGTATATCACCTCAGTCGATGGAACCACTCAACGCACGGGCTGCACCGTTGTCGTCGGTTCGCAGGACTGGGTGATCGCGGATTCAGGAGCGAGTGCCTACTGCATTCGCTACGGCCCGGCATCGCAGAACCTCTGGGCCATCACTGGGGCCAAGACCGCGAGCTGATGAACCACGAGATATACAACACGCCCTCGCGCTGGGCTGATGCTGGCATCTTCAAGGCTCCGCTGTTTGATGCTTCTTCTTTCCAGCGGAAGATCGACAGGATTGTCGGCCTCAGTCCATCAGGTCATTCCATTGTCCGGCTTATCTGGGCATGGGACGCTCGCAAGTGGGAGAATGTCGGATGGAATCAATGGGGCAATGCAACCGCAGGCGAGTGGCGACAGAAGTATCGAGCGTTGACTATTCCTATCGGTAGCGACGACTACGTTGACATCTCGCCGCCGAGGTGGCTGCTGGAGGAGCGCTACGAACCGCAGGCCGTGGCGGAGTCATGGGAATTGACACGCTATCGAATGAAGATAGTTGAGCCAGTCCCGGTGATGTGCCGTTACTGCAAGAGTCCGGGGCGGTGGTTCAGTGTAGCGGAGTTAATTTCAATCTTCGCCCGCTGGGATGCCGGCCAAGTCCATGACGGCAAGGTGTTCGTCCACTGGGTCGATACGGATCGTTCCGAGGGCCATGTCCTTGTCTGTCGCTTCTGCAACATGGACACTGAGCTTCGCACCGTGCGCGAGGATGTCTGGGGCGACGTGCCGCGTGACGGGTGGTACAACCTGCTGCCGCACATCGGCATCATCGCCGACCATGCCAACGGGTGTTGTAAGCGCGCAGCGGAGGAACTTGGCGAGATTTGCTACGGCACCTACAAAGAACCTGATGGACGCGAGTTGAAGCGGCTGAAGAAGGCCATCGCCCGGCGTAACAGGGAGACGGAAACCAACCCGCACGTTCGTCCTGAACTGGACGTGGCCGCACTGGAACAGGCGAAGCGCTGGGGCTTGCAGATGATGGCTGATCGTGAAGTCAAACGTCGCGGCGAACTGGTAGAGATCCGTCGAGCGCACAGGTTTAATAACAACATAGTCTATTCGATTTAAGGAGCTACATGTCAGCAGTTCTCGAACAACCCAAACCGGAAATCTTTGAAGCGGTTAACTACTTCGACAAACGAGTAGTCGGGTCGAACGTCAAACGCTGGGTCTGGTTTCCCGGCGATCTAATTATCCCTGAACGAAAAGCTGAGATTAGCTGGCTGGCCGTCGGCGGTGAGGAAACGACCTCTCCCTGCCTGCAACGCTACGGGCGTGGGTTTGTGCCGCGTGGGCGAGCGGCGCTGCTGGAACTTGGCGGCGAGCCGATCCCGATGCGCCATTTGGGCGATCTGCAAGCCGTCGCATGGCAGGGCATCCCGCTGAACGAAAACGCAGTGAAGAACAACTTCGGCTTCGTGCCAGTCTATCCCGGCGACGGACTCCGAGTACTACGCCGCTACTCGATGAATGATGGCGGCGTGCGCAAAGGATTGGATGAAGATACCGCGTTGCTGGGTAAGGAGTGGGAGGAGTGTCACGACGACGCTGGCGACGGCATTCTCGACGTGATCGAAGGCGTGATGTTCGCTGACGGGATGGAGCCGACGTTGAAAGGACTGGAAGACCAGATTCGTTACGTGAATGTCGCCGACTCTCGCATCGACCTCGGTAAGCTGAAATCCGACCGTCTGCGTATGTGCGAGGAGTTCCGTAATTGGGCTACGCGCAAAGTAACCTACGAACACGGACTGCTCAAGTCCGGCACCATAGCCATTGCTACTGACGCCGTTGGCTCAGTCGGCGGCTGGTCTTACTCTTACTCCCCTATCACTGAAATGCTGCTCCAGCAACTTGGCATCCCCCGTCAGGATCAACCACTTCAGGAGATGGCTCGGATGGTGGCGCAGGTGAGTAACCAGCCCACAACCGTCAGCGCCATCGACATGGAAATCTTCGAGCGTAAGATGGATGAGCGGCTGGCGCGGGCGCGTGAAGCTGACGCACAACGAATCGCAGAACTGGAAGCGCGGCTTGCAGGCAAGTCCGACGACGCACCTAAGACCTACGTCTGCGAGCACTGTAACGAGGAAGTAAAGCTCGCAGGCAAGGGGATTCATATCGGGGTACATTGTCCATCCCTGCATCCGAAGACGACCGACGAGTGAGGTGATGATTGCCGTCGATCCAGCAAATCTGCTCAGACGTTCGGCTCCTAGCTGACGAGCCGTTGCCGCAGAAGCCCAGCATGCGTCGCATTCTGCTGGCGGTGGTACAAGCAACTCAGTCACTCTACAATCGACTCGCTAATACTGGCGCAGCGTGGTCTATCAAACCTGACTACACGCTGGCTGTCAGCGGCCAGACATCTGACTATCTGCTGGCAATTGACGACTCCTATGGCAAGCCGATTCAGGTGCTGACGAGTTATTTCAATAACCCCAGCTTCGTTCAACGTTACGTCGATTTCGTCGAACTGCAAGATTTAAACTTCAACTGGCCCTATCCGGTCAATGTCAGCAGTTGGATGTACACCGACGGCTCCAACTGCACGGCGATGAGGATGGCGTTTTACTATCGTGACGACGGGACGAGGTGGGTGCGGGTGTTGCCGCAGCCGTCTTTACCGGCAAGCTACCTCATCACCTTCGCCAGTAGCGACTGGATCAGCGGCGCGTCGCTGGAAACGTCGCCCGTGCTAAGTCAGTTCCACTCACTGGTGGAGTTCTGGGCCACAGAGTCAATCCTGCCGTCATGCCAGTGGTCTGCCGATCAGCGTTACAACATGGATCACCGAAAGGAGTTGGCACTGGCATTAAAGAACGACGAGGGGAGGATTACCGATGAGTTCGAACGCTACGTACGCAACTTAGTCGATGATCACATGAGCATTCGCGCCAGCGCGATGGATGAGGCTGAATTGCAGGGAGGGCGGTGGTAAGTGGCGTTAACGTACAACACGCTGTTGCGACAACTTGCGCTCACGACCAATTCTCTCGGCGGTGCAACTACACCTGCAATGCTGAATTCAACTTACGATACCGTACCGTTGACCGAGATGAATTTCAGTGTTGCCACAGGATCGTCGATCTTCTCGTTTGGGTTCCTTAAGGACAAGCTGCTCAACTCGCAGGAAGGGCTGTTTCTCGCGCTCGCTTCAACTTCGACTAACCCTCTGCGTCGAGTCGTTGAGTCGCAAACTGATTCACTTGCTTATGCTGCGCAAATCACCACGAATGCCGCTGGTCTACCCGTCGTCGGCGCATATGGAACAGTCTACGACGCAGAATCAAACGAACCTTGTACGCTGAATGAATTAGAAGACATCCGCAGTCGTCACCTCAACCCGAACTCGATGTTCATCCTGCCCGTGTACGAGTACGCCTTCCTCGGTGATCGTGTTTACCACACGCGGGAGGAAGTGATCATCGACGTGTGCGGGTACGAACGCCCGGACGCTGACGCACTGGATCTAGAGTCAACCATCATCCTTCCCGACATCCTCGGCCCAGCGATGGTTCAGGGAGCGATTGCCGAGTGTTATCGCGATGACGAATATCTGCCACAGGCTGCGCGCGCAGGGGAATTCTATCAGGCGTGGATCAAAGCATTGCAGTCCGGCATGGCGCGAATCGAACCGCAGTCTAACCCGACGCCGGACGCGCAGAAGGAGTACGCGGCAGCATAGGAGGGCGAGATCACCTACGACGAACTCTGCACCAGAATCTTGTTTGAGTCCCAACGTGGCGGTGAGTCTGCCGAGCAGGCAAACCTCAACACGCGTTCGGTGATCGAGTCGATCATGCCGTCGGTATTGCAGGACGTGGCGCTGCGACTGGCCCGTACTGAAGAGGGTCGCTCGCTGTTGCGTGTCACGCATACGATTACACTAACCAGCGGTGTTGGCATCGTCCCTGCCGTTGCGCTCACTCAGTGCAAGTGGGGTGCGTCAATCTCCGATCCGCTCGATACCACCGTTGCTCAACTCCAGTCTCTCGTTCCTTACTGGCAGGACTTCGTACAACCACGTGACGGACTCGCGGCAGACCTTCCGTGGTGGACGATTCGCGGTGACAGCGACTTTCACTACCTCGAAGCAGGGGAGGACTACGATCCGTCTGACGGGTATGACGGTGACATTGAACTAACTATTGCCACTGTACCCGCGATGCCAACCGTGGCAGGCGATCCGCTCGGATGGCCCGTGGAAGTTGAAACCGACGTGATCGACTGCGCTGCTGAAATGCTACGAGGGATGAAGATCGCAGTCTAATGGGCCAGTCACTTTCCCCACGCGTATTCAGAGGCGAGGCGTTCCGGCCAACAATTCCACGTACGGGGAACGAGGGTGAAGGGGTCTGGCGGCTGGAGAACCTCATCCGTCGCGGTAAGGACTCGCATCACTACTACGAAGTCCTCGGTGGGGAGCGCAATCTCGGCGAAGATGTCGAGATGGTGGCGTTGACTGGGACTGTAGCGGTCACCGAAGACTCGGATGTCGTCATCGGCACTGGCACGTTGTTCCTCACCGAATGCTCTATCGGCCAGCGGATTATCATCATTAACGATGACGATGGACTCACTGTCCCGATCTTCGTCAAACAGGTAATCTCCGACACTCAATACATCGCATGGCGTGAATCTACCGTCACGCTCAGCGGCCAAACCGGCTGGCGAATGCCGCGATTGTTTGCGATGGATCAGGATCGGGCGACGATGCTGTGGGGCAATGCGCTGAGACTGGACAAAGGGTCGATTCTTGCAGTTGGAGATGGAGTGCTGCGGATCAATGGTTCAACGTTAGCAGGAAGCTCGCTGACCGCCACTCGCGAACCGCAGATCGCCCTCTACGCCCCTGACGCCACCTACACCGTCTTCACTCTCGGCATGGACGAACCGCCTGCGCCGTCACTAGCCGCTGTAGCAGGTGGAACGAAAGGCATGCAGGGTGGCAACTATTCGCTCGTGATCACCCCTGCGCGTGAACAGACAGTGGGGTTCAATAATCCTTCGCAACGCGCCGACGTGACGATTGCCACTAACGATCTTATTCGCATCACCTTCCCGGCAATGGATACAGCCAACGGCCAGAACGCGTGGCTTGTCTGGGGCACGACTTTCGCTGAGTCTCTCGGCGCAGACCTCAACTATCTCAACGGCCCGTGGTTTTTTGTGCGCATGGTGACGACGGCGGATGTCTCCTCGGCGGGCGGGACGTATGATATTGAATGGCTGGACGCGGAGATTGAGACGAACGAGATTGTAAGTTTCGATAATGACCCGCCGCCGCAGGCATTGTTCGTCGAGCTGCTTAACTACACCCCGACGTGGCTAAGTTGCCGTGGGCCGTCGTTCCAACGTGGCGCGGTGGACTTCCTCGATCCCAGCCCCGGCCCGTTCATTGCTCCGGCTAAGCCGACCAATATCGAAGCGGCCCCAGCAGGGATACAGTTCTCCTCGTCGCCGCCGGAGACGATCATCGGTGCGGTGTCGGCCAACGGGCGTATCTACCTCCTCACGCCGAACACGCTACAAATTGCTCAGTCCACCCCTGACCAGAACGTCCCTATCCTCATCCGACCTTTCTGGAAAGATGGATTCGCCAACCCTGAACAGGTGGTCTTCGTAAACGGCAACCTTTACGGCTATACCGTCAGTGGGCCGGCGCGTTCAGTGGGTGAAGGTGATGAGATTGAAGCGGAGAAGGAATGGGCAGCGTATGTTACTGAATTCACCGACCACTGGACAGCGGGCCACGTGTTGACCTGCTACTTTCCCAACAAGGACTGTATCTGCTTCTTTCACGTCTGCGATTCACTCAACGCGAGCGGCTTCTGGACAAGCTTCGCGCTGCTCTACTCACTGGGTCAGAACGACTGGGTAGGAGCGCGTAGGTTCACTAACGACACTTCAGATTCGATCATCTGTGGCGTAGCAACAGTCGGCGAGGAAATGCACCTGCTAATTGGCGGAAGGGGTCAGCCACTGTAATGTCCTACGACGCAGAAGTCTTGGCAGACTCCCCTGTTGCTTACTGGAAGTTGCAGGAGTTAGTCGCACCACCGCCGCCGCCTAACACTGCCCTGACCGACTCTTCCGGCAACGGCTGGAACGGCGCACTCTCACCATCTGCCGTGCTGGGTATCGCTGGCCCGATCCTGACCGACGGAACTACCTACGGCATGTCTGGCCCGGTCGGCCGGATTCCCAACACGGGTAACGCACTTCCCGGTTTGACGCCTTCAGGTGACTTCACGTGGGAATGCTGGTCGAAGAAATCCGACAGCGGCATTCACCTGATGATGAACCGGGGCCGCGACCCTGAACCTAACTCAGTCCTCTCGTGGAACGAACCTAACACGGGTGTCTGGGGCGATCAGGTGCTGTTCACACTTCAGTGGGGCACCGGTACTGATCCAGTGTTCGGGTTGAACTCGTGCCGACTGGCAGACGACACGTGGTACCACGTAGCGGGCGTGCGACAGGCGAACGTCATGCGGTTGTACATCGATGGCTGGCTGGTTGCTGATCGTGATGATTGCCCAGCCGATCCCTTTATACCTGAAGCATCCCCGTGGCGGCTGGGCTACGTGGCCGCTTTCTTCGGGGCGATCTGGGAATCGCAGGCGTTGTCCCATGTCGCGATCTACAGCAGCGCGTTGAGTGTCACTCGGTTACGTGCGCATGTTGTCGCTGCGCTTGGCTCACTTCCGGCTAATCCCTGCGGTGTGACGCCGACGATTACTGTGGGTTGTCCGAATGCTGAAGGGATTGTGGGTGAACCTTACTCGTCGGAGATTATCGTTGTTGGAGGCACGCCGCCTTACACGTTCTCGATCGTTAGCGGGGCGCTTCCCACTGGATTGTCGCTTAATCCCTCGACGGGGATAGTCAGCGGCACGCCAACAGTTGGCGGTACGTTTAACTTCACTGTTCAGGTCATCGACGCCGACGCAAACATCGGCACCTCACCCGGCTGTCAGGTGGTCATCACCGCTGCGCCTCCCCCGCCACCGCCCAGCCCAACCCGAACAGTGACATTCGATTCATCGGGTTTGGGAAACACGTGGTATCTGGCGTTGTTGCCGTCAGATAGTGGCGATGAGTTGCGGAGTAAGGTACTTAAGCCGATGCGCATAACAGGGAAGGTGTCAAACTGTACGGCGAAGGTCTATTCCTATTCTCCAACGGATGAAATCGACGTTGGTAAAGTAGAAGACGGGACAGGGTTTACAGCGGAAATCAGTTTTCCTACTACGACGCAGGTTCAACAATCTGCCCTGCACTCGATAAATGTTCCCAACGCATGTACGCACCTTGTCAGGGTAGAGGGAACATGGGACGGAAACGGTTTACGGGATCGGATCGACGAAATTATGTATCAACAGGGGGAGCAGGGAGTAAGGCGCTAGGTTTTTTGGCGTCAATCTTGACGCTTTTATTGCGATTGCGCGCTCGATAGTTCGCTGATTCTGCTTTGCTGCATATTTTACATCGGCGCTTATGCTTGAGTCGTTTTGTCTTGATTAAGTTTTCAGGGGCTAGCACGTGGCCCCGAATGCAATGGGTCTTACGTGCATTTTTAGCAGACGGACTTTCACCTCGAAGGACATTGACTTTGTTGGTGGTAAATTCAAGATGAATTGGATTACAACAGGACGTGTTACGACAGAGATGGTCGATCTCGCCATGCGAACGTTAGCCGGTGGATTGTAATCACGGCTTCTTTAATCGAGCTGATACCGTAGCCGCGAGGGCCGCGAGCTGCAGTCCAGACCCAGCACGGCGTTCCGTTCCATGAAACATTTGGACTGATAGAAACTTTAGAAAAAATGCGAATTAAATCTTTAGTGGAAAGGTGTTCTACGGTAAGATACTCAGTAGCCACGGCGAAGCTCTATTTCGCTAAGGTTACGAGCCGTCTGGGATGTCAGTTCCGACGGCTCAACTTTCTAAGGATTATAGCATGGACTTACCACAGAAAATACAACTCATCATCGACGTGGCGAATGGTAAACAACCGATGGCAGCGCTGAAAGACCATCTTGACTCTCCGGTAAACTTCATCAAACTTGCCATCGACCACTGCGTACAGCGCGAGCTGGCGAAGGCGGCGGTGAGCAGGGCGCAGTTCAGGTTCAGGCTCAAGGAACATGGAACCGAAACCTTCACCGACTGGCAACCGGAGACTTCACAGTTCGCCGCATCAATGGCGATGGGTCAGGTGAGACGCGAGCATCCAACGGCGGAAGTGGCGATTGAGAGGCAGTACTGATGGGCTGGATATATATAAACATAACAACGGCGAACGGGGTCGCTAAGGTCTACGTCAATGGTGTCCTTGTCTGGAGTTCAAACTGATGGCAGCGATGTACGACGACTATCTTGGACTGGACTCAGACTACACGTACTCGATCTATCAGCCGTTTATTGCACCGACGTTCAGCACCACCGTCGTCACGGGTGACGTTGCTCCGGTGACGGTCATCAACGGTGGCGGGGGTGGTCAGGCCACGGGGCCGAATGTGACTTTTTCCGGCGGGGCCACTGGACTGCAATTCACCGCCGCAGGCAACACGATCTCGCTTGACGGCACGTTGAATGTCGCGTCAGGCGGGACTGGGGCATCAACTGCCGCAGCCGCACGTACTAACCTTGGTGCGGCAGAGTCAGGCAATAACAACGACATCACCATGCTGTTGGCGTTGGCTGGTTCCGCAGGTTGGACGTTGCCGACTGGGACGGGTTCAAAGGTCGGATTCGACACGGCCACGGTCACGCTGACGCAACTTGCTGAAGCAGTCAAAGCACTGTTAGACACACTCGCAGGACAGGGGATCGTACAAACCTGATGCCGCGTAAGATTGGAGACATCCCCGCAAATCAATTTGTCACCGTTGGTGACGATCTTGCACCGTGCGCGTTCTCCGGCAGTTACACTGATCTGACGAACAAGCCGTCGATTCCCGCCGCGCAGGTAAACACCGACTGGAACGCGTTATCCGGCGTGGCCCAAGTCCTCAACAAGCCGACGCTGGGAACTGCCGCTGCACAGAACGTCTCAGCATTCGCAACTGCCGCACAGGGGACGAAAGCTGATTCGGCCTTGCAAAATGCCGCTCTGTTCTCTCCGGCGATTGCCTACTATAACGCCGCTGGGCTTATCTCGGCAGTCGTCAAGAAGTGGGTGGGGATAGTTTCACCGAATACCGCCAATGGATATTCAATCGACATCTCCAGCGCAGGGTTTACCACGATTCTCAACGTGCAGATCATCTGCATTCGTAATACGTCAGCCGCTACGTCGTCGCCCAACGTCAGCATTAAGTCGATTTCCACTACAGCGATTGTCTGCAACATCGTCGAAGCTTCAACCGCACAGGTGACAATCCTCGGCTCCAGCGTGGTTGCAGGTCTGCCGATTGTCTTTGCCAGCACCGCTGGCCTGCAACTGCAAGTGATGGTGGAAGGAACATGAAATGCCGCGCACGGGTCATTCACTCAGACGAACATCGGGCGGCCGTAAAGTTGGCGTTCGTTCGACTGCTACGACAGGAAACTTAGGCGTGGGCTACTTTGCTGCCGAGAACAAAGACATCGTGACCATCAAACGTGGTCAATGGGTGGCGATTCACGAATCCGGCTCAGGGGTGGTGCTGGCGAACGCGGATGACAACACTCACAACGCCATCGGAATGATGAGCGCAGACACGTCAGTCGGAGCAACGCAGAACGTGGTGACCGATGAAGTGTTTACGATGGCCGACTGGGGTGAGGTGACAGGGGCGACGACGTTGCATGGTGGCGCGAATTATTTCCTCGACACACGCAGCGGACGAATGACGACTGAAGCGCCTGAGGTCACAGGTCAGGTGGCCCAGTATCTCGGACGTGCTATCTCCACCATCGCGTTCGACATTGAAACAGGAGGGGCGATACTGCTGTGAACAACGACGACTTTCACTACAGGTTTGAGACGGACAAAGGTTTTATGGAGTGGCTGACGATATACAATCCTCTGTGGGACTGTCAATACAGCGGCAACTTGGAGGCGCTTTACGAGGCTTATCTTGCTGGAGCTAAGACAGCCAGACTCGTAGCAGGCGGTCGATATGAGAATGCTGTTCGGGAACTGCGTCCTCTGGTTTATTTTCGATGTGAGTAGATGATTAAGAAGCCATTAGTACTAACCGACGGTCTTGTCCAGCAACTCCAGCCGCAGGACACGCTTCAGGCGCAGGTAGACATCGACGTGCTCTATCGAGTGTTTCAGCAACTGTTGATTAGCTGCGCGCTGCAAGGTATCGAGCCGATGTTCGACGAATTACAGACTGAACTGGCAATTGCCATGAAGGAGAATGAACGATGATCAACCTAACAGGCCAAGTCGGCCTTGCATCAACTAACGCAGGCGATGGTAGCCAGCTTCCGTTTCGGCAGGGGAAGACCGGGGAGATCGTCGTCCAGAACCTCCACGGTCGCTACTACGAGCAGGTCGTCCGAGGGAATGTCTACGGAGCGTCGAATCAAGCCGCGCAGGCGGTGAGCGTGGCGCTGGCGACGACTTACACCGGGCTGTGTTTGAGCAACCCGCTGGGGAACAACAGGAACCTCGTGCTGCTCAGCGTCGGGTACGCGCTGTCCGTCGCCCCTGCGGCAATCGCCTCGCTCCACCTGATTGGTTCATCGTCACCATCGACGGACGTTTCCCACACCGCTGCCGTTACTCCGAGAAATATGCTGATCGGTAACGGGGCAACGGCTTCGGCAAAGGTGGACTCATCGGCGACGATCCCTACTCCAGTCTACTTGATGTCGCTGATGGGTGGATTTACCGCTGGGGCGCTGCCGTCGTCGCCGAATGCGTTGTTCGACATTGCTGGACAGATCGTCATCGCGCCCGGTGGGTTCGTTGCCCTCGGCGCACTGACAGCGGTGACAGGGTTCGCGTCGATGGTTTGGGAAGAGGTGCCGATCCCATCGTGATGCGGCGGCTGGTGACTGACGATGAGGACGTGCTACGAGAGGCGTGGGCGTGGGACGCTGACCGTCCGATATGGTATCGACAGGCTGATGGGGTGTTTAATTGCGGGGGTGTTGACGATCTGGTAAGCCAGCTTGCCGATTCATCCCGCGTCTTTATCGGTGTCTGGAGCGACGTGCTCGAAGGAGTTGTTATCGCCGAGTGGAAAGGTGGAGGTTATGTCGAAGGCCATCTACTCGCTCGACCCCGCGCCGACACAGAACTACTCGGTGTGGCAATTCAACGCGTCCTGCTTGACCTGACCAACTACGGATTGACCCATGCCTTTGCTTGGGTGGCAGAAAGAAACATCGGCATCCGCCGACTCTGTGCTAATATCGCACTCCAGCCGGACGGCGTGGTAATGTGGCGCGGTTCGTATCATGGCAAGCCAATCAAGTGGCTACGTCATTCAGTCCAGCGTGAACAGTTGTTGATGCAGCAAGTGGCTTGAGACTTCCCTGATGCCAAAGAACACCAGCAACACCAAGACCTCTACCACCGCGACTTACGGGCAAATTCAACCTGAGTCGAACAAGTACATCGATGCCTTTGCTAATTACCAGCCACGGGTAGATCCGACAATTGGGTTTCGTGCCGGAGAAGCGAAGCGGCGGTTGTCGAACTCGTTTATTAATCCGCTAGGCGGCTACTCCACACCTCAACGTGATGAAGCGATCCGACGGGCAGGAGAAAGAAGCATTGATGAACAGACAGGAATGCAGACCCGCGCAGGGATGTACGATGTCAATCAGAGCAAGATGGGTCAACTGGGTTCACTGGCAGCGCTGATGGCTCCGCGACTCGTACAGACGGGAAGTAGCGGCACGTCGAATACCTCGCAGGGACAGAACCTGTTTGGAAATCTTCTCGATGTCGGCCTTGGCGCAGCAAACATGGCGATGACCTAATGCTCAACTTGCCCCAAACTATCAGCAGTATTCTCTCCACGGCACAACACCCCGCGCTGCTTTGCTCGTTTGGTTCAGACTCTACACTACTACTTCACTTTGCCCGTCAGGTGAGACGTAACATTCCTGTCTACTTCTTTGGCGACGAACTTCCTAAACTCGCGCGACAGATGGTCATTCACGACGACCTCACCGTGTTGAGCTACGCGCCTGCTGATCGCTATCTTATGCCGCACGGTGAAGGGACAGCACTCATCGAGGAGTACGACTTCAACGGCCAGCGGGTGCCGATGGTCTCGCCGGTCGTCAGCGGGCCACGTGGAACGTGTACAGTTGAGAGTAAGCGACCGCCTACGTCATCGTTCTACTTTCCGCATGATGTTGTACTCTGGGGCTATCGCGCTACCGACCACCACGACCTTCTCGGCAACGTGACGTTTGAGCGGGAGATTCAACTGGGCCATACGAGGTTCATTGCACCGCTGTACGATCTAACCACTGATCAAGTGTTTAACATGCTCGACGTGTTGGAACTGGATTACGTCAGCGATGATGCAGCGGAGTTCTGCGACGAGTGTTTGAACGCGGTGATTTCCAGCGACTGGGACAGAAACGCGGCGTTGGCGGGCTTCCGCGCACGCTTCAACTTGAATAACTAAGGAGACCTTCAATGCCTATTCAGGACATCAGCAGGACGGCGATAACCCTACCTGCCAGCGCAGCCGTTACGCTTACGCCGGACATCGCCATTGTTGAATGCGATACAACTTCAGCGGGGTTCACCGTAACACTCTACCAGGTCGATGACGGTGCTTACCATCAGGTCATCGTGCGTATCGTTGACGCCGACGTGTCCGGCAACACGGTGACGATTACAGACGGCACGTTCTCGACCACGTTGAGTGCGGCAGGCGCAGCCGTGACGGTGGTGACAAACTACGCGGGTGACTGGGTGATTGCCGGACAGTACCCAGTGACGAGTTCGGCGACTGCGACATCCAGCGCGACCTCGGCGGGTCTGGCAGCGTCGGCAGCCCAGTCGGCAGGCGTCTCGGCAGCGGCAGGCGGCACGGGAGCGTCCACCGCACAGTCCGTGGCAGTATCCGGCACTTCGTCTGCAACCTCTGTGGCGACATCCCAGAACACCACACAAAGCACGACCATTTCGCAGAATTTGTCTACGACCAGTAGCGCAGTCCTGAGCGGCGTGTCGGCAACCGCATCGGTAGCAACTTCTCAGAACCTGTCACAAAGCGCGAACGTCAGTTCGGCAATGAGTTTGGCTTCCAGTTAACCATGCGAGTGGGCCACATCAGTATGTTCAACAGCAGCGGTATGCATCGCGTGGCGGAGTCTATGGTTAAGATCGAACGCGAACTCGGCCTTGATTCAATGCTTGTCAACATGCACGCGACGAACGCAGCGGAGCTGGACGAGGTTGCCAAGTGTGACATCTTCGTGCCGCATACCCACTTTCCAAACGAGGTAAAGAAGCGCCTTACCAAACCGTTGAAGATGGTGTTCCTCTCACACGGTACGCCGGAGTACATCGTAAATTCAGCTTTCGCGGACGGCAAGCAGGGCTACGGACATGGCGACGGCCTGATGCTCTGGATGCACTGGATGAAGACGGCGGACGCGGTTTGCACCTTCTGGCCCAGACATCAGGCGATTATGCAGTCGATGTGTGACAAAGCGACGAAGGTGCACTTGGTGCCGCTTGGGTTAGACCATGCGTTCTGGAAGGCCGCGCCGAGTAAGGGAAAGTTCTCCGGCAACCCTTCAGTGATGACCAGTGAAAATTCACATTCGATCAAATGGGCCTACGACCTGTTCATCTGCTGGTCGTGGATTTACGACAAGATTCCCGATGCTTGCCTCCACGCGACCTACGTGCCGACTGACCAGCATCGCTACTGGTTTCCCTTGATCAACCGAAACGGCACCAGCTACGGAGCGCACGTGTCGCCTTTGATATGGCAGCATGACGAACTGCGCAGCATCCTGAAGTCGGTAGACTACTACTGTAACCTTGTGCGCTATGGCGATTTCAATCACATGGGTCTGCAAGCGGCGCTATGCGGCACGAAGGTAATCAGTTATCGCGGCAATCCCTTCTCGGACTTCTGGATTACCGAAGGCGATCAGCGTGGGATGGCCGATGAATTACTGGCTATCTTTCGCGGTGAGGTCAAGCCGCGCGTAAAGGACGTGATTCCGGCACTGGAAGAAACTGGACTGGCGATGAAAGCGATCTATGAAACTGTTCTAGCTGGCCAAGTTTATACGACAGGAGTAAAGAGTGATACATCCAAAATCAGAAATTCATCCAACGGCCATGCTGGGCCGAAACGTAACGGTGTGGCAGTTCGCGTCGGTGCTGGCCGGAGTGGTATTAGGCGATAACGTTAGCGTGGGAGCCTGCGCCGAGATTGGACAGGGAACGCGGATTGGTGAGAACTCGCGTATCGGCAGCGGAGTGTTCATTCCTTCAAACGCAATTATTGGCAAGTGCGTCTTCGTTGGGCCGGGCACAGTGATGACTGACGATCGTGATCCACGAGTCAACAACCCTGACTACCTTGCTGAACCACCAGTTATTTGCGATCACGCACGCATCGGCGCTGGGTGTGTCATCCTTCCCGGTGTGCGGATTGGAGTAAACGCATTGATAGGCGCAGGCTCGGTTGTCACGCGTGACGTACCTGACGGCGGCAAGGTTTATGGCGAGAAAGCAAAACTGCGCGAGGTGGAGTTTGAACATCTCTCACGTGAGTACGGTTGGATGGGAGGCGCGTAAATGTCGATTGCAATGGCAGGTGGAACCTGCTTCTTTGACGACTCGGTGGTCGAGACGGCGCAGACGGTGGTTGCTGGGCCGGTGATGCTGTTCAACCTGCTTGGTTACAACAGCGGCGGAGCGGTGAGTTATCTCCAGTTCTTTGACGCGTTGCTGGTTGACGTTATCGTTGGTACAACCGCGCCGAAGTTCTCCATTCCGCTACCCGCCACTGGGGGCTACAGCGACACTTATCAACTGCCGGAAGGATTTCGTACTGGGATTGTGATCGCCTGCACCGCAGGGCCGTTAAACAACACTGCGCCGGGAGCGGGGGCGCTGGTGAAACTGACTTACGCAGGAGGTTCATAATGGGGTTCTTTGGCGGGGGAGGAGCAGGCGGCGGAGTTACCAACGATGCGCCAGTGAACGCTATTCCGGTGACGGCGGATGGGGATGGAAATCTAGGCGATAGCAAGATCGCGTCTGATGGTGGTTCTAATCCGGTAATAGGACTACAAACGGGAGAAGATGGCAACGTACAAGTCCATGTAGTTGGTGTCGGTGGGCAACTTTTGATTGAAGCCGCCAGTGGCGACGCTACGCACGTTGGCGGTGAGTTAGCCTTGCAGTCCGGCGCTTCAGCAGGACAAAACGGCGGTGACATTCAAATCACTGCTGGCTCTGATTCGGGCGAAGGTGATGGTGGTAACATCTCCATCAATAGTGGCGGTGCATCAGATGGGGCCGACAACGGCGGAAACAGCGGGGAGATTGCGATCCGTGCGGGTGGTACAGGTACGGCCGACTCACATGGAGGGCAAATTATAATTCGAGGCGGGTTTGGGCGAACCGGAGGTGGATCTATACAAATTCAGGGAGGCGCTCGCACTGTCTCTGGCTCTCACGGCACCGTCCAAGTCTACAGCGCGGATTCCAGTCAGGGTTTTGAAGTCAACAATACCGCTGTAAATATTAACGACAAACTAGCAGTCGCTGGCAACGTCGGTTTCTACGGTACCTCTCCAGTAGCTCGTCCCAACATTGATATGACCCCTACGGCACAGGAGATCGTTGATGCTTTAGTTTTACTTGGACTGGTAACGCAGTCGTAATGAGTGAACTGACAATCACCGCAGCAGGGTTCGTCGTCCAGCCTCTCCTCGATGTTCGAGATGGGCCAGCGGTGCTGCGCTGGGCGTACTCGCGCTCGTTTCTCACCAACGACAATGTACAGGTGCAATGGGGCACGGTTAGTTCCGGCTTTGGAATTGAGACACCCTGCTCGATTGCGTCAGGGCTGGTGACGGTTGATCAGGACACAGTGCTGTGGACGACGGACGACGCACAGGACATAAGCCCGCTTTCGATCTTTATTTCAGCGTGGCTTTTGACCCCACGTGGCAAGCTCATCCAGCAACTTCAGATCGCCAACAAGTCGCAGTGGGTCGTCCCTTCATCGCTTGCGCCAACGACTACATGGGCTGACTTTAGTATCTACAATCAGGCGACGGCGCTCTATTATTACAACCCCAACTACCTCAACGCTCCGCAAACTGTCGTGCTGATCGACAACTCGTTTGACCAGCACCCGGCATCCGACACCGACCTCGGCACAGTACTATTGACAGTCCCTGCCGACACTCCCGCGCAACCTATCGTCTGGGGCGCGAACGACCCGTTGGTCAGGGACGCGGTGAAGATTCAAGGGGTGGACGTTGAGGACGCTGCGCCGCTGGACTCACAGGCGCTGGTCTACAATCAGGCCAATAACCAGTATGAGCCGACGACACTCGGCTTTGGCACAGGCAACGTCATCAGCAATGAAGTGTTGTCGGTTGACGATGAACTCACCCTGTTTAGTGGAACCGGCGGGAAAACGATCAAGCGTGGCAGTCAGACGGGGCTGTTGAAGGCCGCGACAGGAGTGGTGAGCGCAGCGGTTGCCGGAACCGATTACGTTGCTCCCGGCGGCGCGCTCGGCACACCATCATCCGGCGTGCTGACGAACTGTACGGGGCTGCCGCTAACCACCGGCGTCACCGGAGACCTACCACTCAGTAACCTTGCTCAGTTTAGCGCAAACACTGTCGCTACAAACCCAACCAGCGGGACAGCGGACTTAGCCAGCACCGCACTGGCAGCGTCACAGCTTCTTGGACGTGGAGATTCAGGGAATATTGCTCCGATTGTACTTGGCGCGAACCTGACGATGACCGGGACGACGCTGAGCGCAGCGGGAGCGTCCGGCTACACGACGGTACAGGATGAAGGCGTGCCACTTACCCAGCGCACCACGGTCAACTTTGTCGGCGCAGGGGTGACGGCAGCGGATTCAGGTGGAGTGACGACGGTGACGATTCCGGGAACCAGCAGCAGCACGTCGTTCGCAGGCGTAGACAAGTTCAACTACAACTGAGGTGAGTGGATGGCCGATACCTTAAAACGACTGGTTGGCCCAAAACAACTGGCGAACTCCGCGACGACTGAGTACACCGTGCCGAGTGCAACAACTACGGTCATTCGCATGATTCACCTGTCAAATCCAACCGCTGCTGACAAGACAGTGACGATCAGCATCGGCGCAGACGCGGCAGGCACACGCATCCTTGATGCTTACACGGTTCCGGCTGGCACAGTCTTCGGCTACCCCTGCAACTTCACGATGGCGACAACTGAGATTCTCCAAATGTCAGCCTCAGCGGCGACTTCCGTGGTGGCGGTGGTGAATGGAATCGAGGTGACTTAATGGCCGGGAACCTCATTGAGCATGTCACGCCGCCTGTTACAAGGTTCGTTGACGCGGCGGTTGTCAATGTCTTCTCGCCTGAATGTCTCGGTATGGACTACCTCGTCACGGACAATGGAATTCCCTCGACCGCGTGGACTGCGAACCTGTTGGTCTACGTACCGCTGATCACCGCCAACGCGCTCATCGTCAGCCAGTTCTTCTGGTACAACGGGACAGCGGTCAGCGGCAACAGCGATGCTGGGATCTACACTGAAGACGGAATGACAAAGTTGGTGAGTACCGGATCGACGGCGAACGCGGGTACGTCACAGTTTCAGGCAACGAACATCACAGACGTAACGCTTCCGGCCAATCGACGCTTGTGGCTAGCTCTCGGTTGCGACAACGGCACCCAAACCTATCGCTGCACCGATCTGATCGTCTCCGGGCTGGAGTTCATCGGCGTGAAACAGCAAGCGTCCGGCTGGTCGTCAGGTCTGCCAACGTCGGCGACGTTCGCTGCACCATCTATTGCCAAAATGCCAATCTTCGGGTTCACCGGAAAGGCGGTGTTCTAGGGTGATAGGCCAGTACCTGCAACAAACACGATTGCTGAGACCGACGCCGATTCGCATCAGTTCGCTGGGACGGTTCAATAGCGTGTGCGAGTCGCTGTTAGCTGGTGCTGCGGTGCCTACCTTCACGTCGCAAGCGTGGCCTGCGAACAATCAGGCGGTGTACGCGCCGATTCGCGTGCCGGGACGGTTTACAGTGGCGAGGTTCGTGATTGCCAACGGATCGAACGCAACTGGCAACGTGGACATCGGCCTGTACGACGACAACGGCAATCGACTGTTGAGCACAGGATCGACGGCTCGTGCTGGTACTACCGCGCTCCAGTATATCGGCGTGACTGATCAATCCTTTCCACCGGGGCGCTACTATCTTGCGCTGGTTGCAAGTTCAACCACCGGGAGTTTTATGCGTACGGCGACATCAGACCAGTCTCCATCAGCGGGATTCTTGCAAGAAGCGCTGGGAGCAACGACATTGCCAGTTACGATGACGCCAGCGAATTACACATCAACATCGCTGTTCTTCTACGGCTTCAGCCAGTCAGACACATTATGAAATCGTTACTAATCACCCTTGTAATACCTATCGTCGTCATGGCCCAAGCGGCGAACCAGTTTCGACAGGTCACGTTCGCTAATCTGGGTGTTCCTGCCGACAATCAGGTCAGGTACGTCGTGGACGGTGGTGTCGATCCGGTTACAGGCGTATGTGTTGGTGGATCGTCAGGTGCCTACGCCTTCCGTGTCGGCAGTTTGTGGAAGTGTTCGATCTTTGCGCCGAGTGGCACCAGCGGTGGAGATGTGACTTCGAACACGGCAACGGCATCTATCGGCCAAGCGGCGATCTTCTCCAACACCACTGGTAAACAGATTGGACGGTTCACGTCGTCGGGCTGGGTGCGTGCAACTGGTGGGGTACTCAATACGCAGGCATCGATTAACGCGGCGACGGACATCAGTGGCAACTTACCTGTGGCTAACCTCAACAGCGGGTCGAATGCGTCAGCGTCAACCTTCTGGCGCGGCGACGGCGTATGGGCCACCCCGGCAGGTGGCGGCACTGTAACCAGCGTCTCAGCCACCAGTAACGTCAGCGGGTTAAGCTTCGTCGTCAACACCGCGACATCTACCCCGGCCATCATCCTCAACGGCACGCCGAACATTGCCGGGACAAATGTAACAAGTGGGGTGGTGCCGGTTGCACGACTAGGCACGGGGACGCCGACGATCTCCACCTTCCTGCGCGGCGATGGATCGTGGGCGGCAACAGGCGCAGGGATTGGCTCGGTTACGTCAGTCGCGCTCAGTTTACCGAACATCTTCAGTGTCAGCGGTTCGCCAGTGACGACGACAGGGACGCTGACAGGAACACTTGCCACACAGACTGCAAACACCGTGTTTGGCGGGCCGACGACAGGGAGCGCAGCGGCACCGTCGTTTCGCGCGTTGGTAGCAGCAGATATTCCATCGCTCGACGCGGCGAAGATTGCGACAGGGACGATAGCCACCGCCCGGCTGGGGTCAGGCTCAGCTATTTCATCCACCTGCCTGCTTGGCAACAGCACGTGGGGAGCATGTGGCGCAGGGAGCGGGCCAGCGGGGTCGGTGGGACAGTTCCAGTTCAATAACTCCAGCGCGTTTGGCGGCGCATCTAACTTCCTATTCAACTCCACCACAGGCCAAGTAACGCTGAATCAGGGTGGTAACGGCAACGTGGCCCTCTACGGCAAACGCATCACCGACACTTCTCCCACCGGCAACTTCATCCAGTTTCAGAATCAGGCAGGCAGCACCGACCTGTTCAAAGTCGATGTCAACGGCAACACGACGCTTGGCGGCACGCTGGCATTGGATAGCGCCGGGGCCAGTGACGGGATTCTGGTGGTGAGTTCGGCGGCAAGTGGCGGCGGGGTGCAGTTAACGTCAGGGACGAAGCCGACGTGCAACGCTGCCAACCGTGGTCTTATCTGGTATACCGCTGGTGGTGTCGGCGTGGCTGATACAGCGGAAATTTGCGCAAAGTCAAGTGGCGATGTTTACGCATACCGAAGCATTGCCGTCATCCCATGAGACTTCGATTTCTACTCAGCCTGACGCTGACGACACTGCTTGTCGTCTCCGCACTTCCCCTTCAACCCGTCAGCGCCGCGCCAACCATCTTCAACATTAACCGCGTTGTCACCTGCGACACGTCAGCTCTGATCAACTTCAACACATCTGTTCCAACACACGCGTATATCGAGTACGGACTGACGGCTGGTTACGGCTCGTCCACCATCGACGACCCCGCCCGCTACTACAAAGAGCAGGCGATTCCGATCACCGGGCTGACTGCCAGCACCACCTACCACTACAGGATCGTCGCGATTGACGGTACCAGCCAGACGGTGAGTGGAGACGCGACCTTCACCACCGCAGCAAACGGTGACGACTGCCCTGCGCAGCCCACGCTGGTTGACACGCGCATGCCGGACATGGCCGGGGCGGTGGAGATCGTTGTCAGTTCATCGTCGCAGTTTCAATCGGCGTTGAACGTCTCCTGCGCCGCAACAGGTAAACGTATCGTCACCGTCACCGCCGGACTGACCATCACCGGGCCATCCATCTTCTGCAACAAGGTTGATAGTAACTGGATCATCGTGCGCTCGTCGGCCTACGCCAGCTTGATAGAAGGCCAGCGCGTCACACCGTCGCAAACATCCAGCATGTTCACCCTGACAACCGACAGCGTTGGTTCTGATCAGGCTCCCGTGCAGACGGCCACCTCAGCCCACCACTGGCGCATCATCGGCGCTGAGATCACGATCAACGCCTCGGCAATGGCCGATGCTCCAGCAGGGAATTCGCAGTCGGGGTTGGTGCGACTGGGCACGGGAAGTGAGACAAACGAGTCCCAGTGGCCGCATCACATCGTTATCGACCGCTCCTACATCCACGGGTTGCCGCTGAAGAATACGACACGAGGGGTGTACGGCAACGGCACCGACTGGGCGGTGATTGACTCTTACCTTGACGAGTTCCACAACACCGGGTCAGACGCGCAGGCAATCCTCAGCGGTCAGGGACGGCGGGTTAAAATCGTCAACAACACGCTGATCAGCGCCGGTGAGAACTTCATGACAGGCGGGGTAGATCACACAGTCTCCCCGGTGACGACGCCCACCGACTTTGAATTCACCCGCAACTACGTATCGTGGAAACAGTCGTGGAAGTCGAACGATCCCGGTTGGGACGGCAAGGACTGGATAACCAAGAACCACTGGGAGACGAAGACCGGGGCACGATTCTTAGTCTATGGCAACGTGTTTGACAAGTGGTGGTCGTCGGAGCAGACAGGCGGGTCGATTGCCATCAAGTCGTCCGACAATGACAAAGACCCCACTGTCGTTTCGAAGGACATCACGTGGTATCGCAACTGGCACCGGAACCTCGGCACAGGGTTCAGTATCAACGGATCCAACTGGCCGGACGAGGAGTCGCTTGACTGGACGCGTAACGTCTGGATCATCCAGAACCTGTTGGAGATCAACGGCGATGTCTGGGACAACGAGGACTCAGGGGATTCGAGTGAGGCTAACGTGGTGCGCATCGGCGTGTCAGTGGTCAACGTGCGTAACCTGACTGATGTTTCCACGTCCAGTGGGTCAGCCGTGATAACGTCGCCTACAGCCTCATTTACCTCGGCGGACGTAGGATTCAACGCAAAGATTGTACAAACCAGTCCGGGGTCGGGATTAATCCAAACCACAGTTCTAAGCGTTCAGAGTTCTACTCAAGCAACCTTAGCGACTAATGTTACATGGTCGTCGTCTGGAACTTCCTCTTTAGGTCTGTTCCGCCTCCAGTACCCCGACGGCTTCCGACTGATTCACAACACCTTCACCAATGCCAACGCAGCACAGTCCAATCGCCAGATACATGCGTTTGCTGAAGTGCCAACCAGCGACGGGAAATCAGAAAACTTCGTCATACAGGACAACATCTTCGGCTATGGACAGTTCGGCATCAAGTGTGACGGCACAGCGGAAGGGAACGCCAGTCTGAATGCAATCACCAACTCCGCCACTCGCACATGGACATTCAACCTGATTCCCGGCGTCTCCACCAACTACCCGACTAGCAACACCTACGTCGCCAATTTCGCCGCCGTCCAATTCGTCAATTTCAGCAGCGGCATCGGCGGTAACTATCGCCTGCTTGCCACCAGTCCCGGCTGGCACGCGGCGTCTGACGGCATAGACGTTGGTGTGGATATGGATGCGTTGGAACGAGCAACGCAGTATGCAACGACGGGGAACTGGTTGCGGGCAGCGGTAAGGGCTACACTAGGCGGCAAAGTGACACTCAGCGGTAAGGTAGGGCCGTGAAGGTGGATTTTGAGAGACTTTTAGCAGTGAATCTTGTAGACTGCGCGACGGGAGACAGTGGATGTTCAATCGCGAACCTGCAATAGTGTTCAACTCGCTTGGTGAAATCGCCAAAGCTGTCATTCCGGTGCTGATCCTCGGTGAATTCGTCCACTGGAGCGACAAGATGACGGCAGCGGTGATGTTTCTTGTCAGCGTGTCGGTCGCGTCGCTAGCGTCCATCTTCACCCGGCAGTCGTCGGTGTCGAAAGTTGTGGCGGACAGGCAGATTGAGATTGCTAAAGCGGCGGACGTGACCACGCCGACCGATCAAATCATCCAGCAAGCAAAGGAGAGTATATGAAGGAACCGGACTACGACGAACAGCAATGTCACTACTGCCAACAGTGGTTTCCTGCCCCGGTAAATCTCCATCATGCAGAAGATGAATGTCTGGCAAATCAGACAACGGCAAAGGAGAGCGTTAAATGACACTCGCCCGACGACAACTGGCGACACTGCTGATAGTGGCGATAGTCGCCTACTCCGGCTATGGCTTTGCATGTTCTGTGAAACAGCAGCCAAAGACCGTGGCAGACATTCTCATCACCGTAGGTAACGTCAAGCGTGACCTGCGAGCACGGAATGAAATCACTCCGCAACAAGATTACGACATCAGTGCAAAGCTACTTGAGGCCAATATTGCCTACAAAAAGTTTATCACTGACGAGGTAGCACGACTGGACGCCGGTGCTCCCGATCCGTCCGCACGTCAAGCGGCCATTCGCGCACTCATAACCAGCCTGCGCGGTATTCAAGATCCGTCACTACTGGGCATCAAGAGCGCCAACGCGCAGAGGCTGTGGCGCGAGGGAGTCAGTGGATTGAACACAGTACTTGCGGGACTGGAAGTCCTTCAGGGAGGTAAGTAATGGCAGCAACTTTTATCACGCTTTTTAACATTATCGCCCCACAGGTGTTTGGCGCTATCGCTGCGGCCCGTCGTAGCAATCCTGAGCAGTCGTACCGTGAGGTATTAGTCGCACAGGGGATTAGACTGGACGCTGAGCAAATGCGACTCATGGAAGAGATGGAGCAGGCGATACGAGACGGCGCAGTTCCGCATTCCTGAGAGCGGGCCGTAACAAGTTCGCAGCCTCTCAGATGACCAGTCTACACTGGGTCTTAACCGTGAATAGCGAGGTACTATTTAAGGTGCTGAGGGGCTGCGTTGATTTCAGTCTTTGACGGTGGGCCATTTGACAAGTGAAGGAAAGCAGCTAAGACCAAAGAGGAGTGGTTATGGCAACTAAAAAAGGCAGACAGCAAGCAAGATCGGTACATTGAAGGCTGAAACTATCACCGAGAGTCACGATGTTCATCCGGCAAACCAACCATGAAGTAGCGCGGGGTAGTAACCTAGACCTGATCCTGCGTGGCTTCAACGGTGCGTTCAACAGGTTTACTGACGTGGTAGGCGCGGGGTTGCAGGCCATCGCGCTTGCGCTCTCCACGCCACAGGACAACTCGGCAGAGGTACAGAAGCAGATCGATCAGGTGCAAGAAAAACTCAAGCAGGCCACAGATAGCTTGCAATCGGCAATCAACACTCAACAAAAGGAGCGATAGTAATCATGGCTGATTTTTCAGGCGTTAACTCAGAAGTGGCACGACTGACCGACGTAGTAGGGTCGGCGGTAGCGTTGATCAATGGAATCGCAGGACAAATCGATGCGGCAGTAGCGGCCAATGACGCCGGTGACAATACTGCGCTGACAGGGCTGGCAGACTCGCTGCGAGCGCAGTCGGATTCACTGGCAGCGGCAGTCGCAGCCAACACTCCGGCAGCACCGTAGGGCTAACGACAGGCTGATTGCGTTCTGCTCCATGACTGAAGCCATCGTCATTGTTCTGATCACCAACATCACTACTATCGTCATCGTAGTGTTTTGCCGCCCGTGGAGTAATAAGGAACACAGGGAAGGGCAAGCAATCGCGAACAGAGTTGAGGACAAGGTAGACGTGCTGGTCAATGGCAAGATTCCGTAGAGGGAGAGATTGTGCTTGGCTGTAGAGATGCAGAACTACGACTGGACGAGATGGGTGCTTGGGATCATCGCCGCATTGGTTATCGCGGCGGTAATCGCAGTCTGGAAGCTGGTAGCCGGAAAGGTTGATAAGCCGGATCTTGCTACAGCACTGGAAGGTCTCGACAGGGAGATTAAGAACTGCAACCTGCGCATCGATCAGTCACTGGCGCAAATCGCCCAGTCGGTTTCAAAGACTGACCTGATGGATAAGATGACCGGCGCTTCCACTCGCGCTGACGACAAAGACTTGCGAGTTCAGCGGGACATTGCAGAGCTAAAAACCGACGCCAAAGCACTAACCGAGAAGCTGACCGCTGTTGATAAGAAGCTGGATGAGATACCTGCAAGAGTCGCCAGTCTGGAATTAACACGCAACCAGCAGGGTGGAAGACCACAGGGAACCTAAACCCGGCTACGAACAAAGGAGCAATCGCCCAGATGAACGCAGATGATAAGGATCGACTGGAGCAGCCAACCAAGCCTGAAGCTCCACCGCCCTCAACCCCACCACCGGGGACGCCGCCAACGCAGCCGCAACCCGCTGACGATAACGATCCCGGAACGCCGGTTGGGCCGGGTAAGGGTGGAGGTGGCTAATGGGTGCGGTTGCAGCCGCAGTACATGAAGGCCGCAGCACGCTTCGGGCGGTTAGCGAAGCCGAGCTACTTCGTGAGGTATTAATACGCGAAGTGCGCGCACTTGGAACGATGTACGCTGTGGGAAAACGTCGTCCAATTACCGACTTACCACCTGAGAAACAACAGCAAATCAGGGACGCCTACGCGGATACTTTATGGGCATCAGACTACTGCGTCGAGATGATGGGTATTTGTACCTCACGAGCGCTGGCTGAACAGACAGTGAGAGAACGCGGTGGTAACTGGTTCTGCGTAAAGTTACCGATTGACTCAGTACTGACCGAGGACACAGTACAAGGCGAGTGGGCAGTCAGGTTTCCTGAAAGCGACGCTGCTGTTATGTATGAGAACCTGAGCGCGTCTACTATCGCCATGTCAACTACGCAGTTGCGAATGCTGGAAGAAGAAGCTGAGCGACTGCTGACAATTATTAAGAGCGCACGGGAGACAACGCTGAAATCTCCATGACGCCAATGAAATGCAATCATCCTCTTTCTTTCTCACGTGGACCGACCTGCTTAAAACTCTCGCGGGCACCCTCATCGGATTAATTCCCTACGCTGTAACGACTTATCGCAATAGAAAGAAATCAGCCATCGAAGATGCCGAGGCGCTGGCTCGTACCGACCTCACGCGGGTTAACGTTCGCAGTACCGAATTGCGTGATCTTGTTGCGGTCAGCGATGGTGCAGCGAAGTTACTAGCTGCGCTGATCAACAGCGGCGATGTGATTCACGACCTACAAAAGCGAATCTTTGAACTAGAGCAGGAGAAGTTGGGTGACGACATGATGCGGCTGGATCTGAAGAAAGCAACGGCATTGCTGGCCTATAACAATGTCCGGTTCGCCAACGCGGAACATGCTGAGGTAAAGCGGATGATTGAGATGTTTGATGAGATTGTAAATGGACCAAGGAGTCCACGAAACCGTTAACCCCAAACACACCAACGACGAGTTGGGGAACCGGGCCATTATGGCTCCCTCAACCCGCCGTCAGTGTTCTTCATAACAAATCAACTTGCTATTCCCTTAGCATGCCTCCTTTCAATGATTGGGATGATAAAGCCGGATGATTACTGTCGTATAAAAGTATCACTCACGTTGCCCACCACACCCTCTCACGCTCTTGCTTAACCCCGTGGATCGCCCAGCTTGCCACCGTTGCCATCGTCACTGCGTCGTTGCGCGTCTCTCGCAGGCGCTCCAGCAGCTCCTCATGGGCCAACTGGCAGTAGGCACACGGCTGGTAGTCAGGAGGGCGGGGGTGGGAGCAGTCGGTGATCATTGTGCGTATTCTTTCAATGAGCAGCACGGCCCCGGCTCACTATCGGGATCGCCGTCCCAGCAAAGCCAACAACGACGTGGGTCGTGGTCATCTGTCTTCCTTGCGTTGCAGTGAACGCAGGTAGTAGGTTCACATTGATACGGATGCATGTCTTCGCTGGTACAAGCAAAAATCATTGCGATCCTCCGCACACGTGACACTCAATCGCCCCGCCGTCGATCAATAGCAACCAGCCATCCTCGCACACGCACACTGGCCCACCGTCCTCTTCGATCCAGTGTTCTGGATACTCACAGGACCAGTCGCCGGGGAAGTCGGTCATCATTGGATAGGGGTCAACTAATGTCGTTGGTTCCATCGTCATATTTCCTTTTCTGGCCGGACTGTATTCTGTTTACCTTCCAGTGAGCGTGCCAACCTAACCGAAAAGCAAGGTCAAAGCTTGCTCGGTCTAGACCCTTCTCAGTACCTCCACAAGTTTTCCAGTCATCGTCAATTAGACTCTTTAGCGGATCTTCTCGGATTGAGGTCATCGTCGTCCTCCTAGCTCTTTTCTACGATGAAATCCTGGCATTCCCAGTGCTGCCAGCTTCCACTTCAACCACCGCATCATTCGCTGCTTACGCTGCGTGGGCGTCAAGTGCGGCATTGAATCGTTAACCGCCGCTACTTCATCGATCAAGCTATCGGTCAGTGCCGTTTGCCCATTGTCGTGAAAGTAACTACCAATGGCGCAATACTCACCTTTGGGAGTTTCAAGCTGACCATGAACAAGCTGACCATGAATCAGTCCCGGTTGCTGTTCAACGGCGTTGAGAATCATTAGATACGCCGTGCCGTTACGCATACAAGGCGTTCCCGGTTGTGCGTCTTTCAGCGTTGGGCGCAACTTGCTCATTCTTAACCTCCCATCGCCGCCACCCGCACCGGTTGAAACTCGTGATAGCCAGCATAACCAGCATCCTTGTCGTGGATTGAATCACTCTCAGGAGCGCCACAGGGCATTAGACCACCGTTATCGTCAATCTCATAGACACAACGAGCTGGCTTACCTGTCCCGCCAATCGCCGACGCCAGTGATGCCGCCCGTGGTGACTTACTAACCCCACGCGTCCGTTTCTTCACCGGTTTCTGCGGTTGTAACGTCCCAACCAGCAGCTCTCGCTCAGTCGGCGTCAGGGCGCGAAGTACGTTGACCATCATCGCCTCGTCTTCGGTCAATGATTCCTGTAATCGTAGCGCTTGGGTTACTCGTTTGATGTTCATTTGTCGTCTCCTGTTGGTGTTGCAGCCATTATAAGAACTGGCTCAGGGTTAACCGTAGCAACAGATCGCGGTGGATCAGATCGCCATCCTGCTCGTTGCAAAATTTATGTACTAACCGACGTAGCTGCTCCAAGTCGATCACGATGGCGCGTTTAGTGGCGGGGGTCACTTCTTCCTCGTTGAGTGTATCCGTCTGTCACTGACCGCAAATTCAGGATTCACCCTACCTTGGTATAACCTGTGCCCGCAGGTTCCGTACACACACAGCCCAACTTGTCGTTGTTGAACTTTCTGTTTGCATACTGGACAGATGCCCTCGGATAACTCCTTCAAGAACTGCTTAATATGACGGTTGTGTTCTTCCTCGGTCGCAACAGCCTCTTCCCTTGTTGGTAGTTGCCGTCTCTCACAGACTATCGCACTGCCATCATCAGCTAGGCACGGCATGTGCGCGGCCCAACCGACGCCGTCACCGAGCAAGTCTTTATAATTCACGCCAGCGGCACAAGTTTCGTTCACGATGCCGTTGAAGTGAATACACCGATTCATTGTGCCGGTAATACGGCGGTTGAACTCTCGCTGCTCCCGATCGTTGCGTTGCTCCTGATTCACCCCATCCTCCGCTCCGTTAAAATTGGACCCATCCCGCACTGGCAGCGCCCACTCCCGTCCACGTACACATGGCACGGCTTCAACCCCTCACCTCTATCGACACACTCCTTCACGCTTTCAATCACCGCGTTGGCTTGTTCAGCTACGTCGTCATTCTCATCATCTCCGGTGATGGTGCTCATAGAATTAGTTCTCCCGTGCTCTGCAGTCCCTTAGCGTTGGGCTGTGTCCAAATCCTCTCCGCGATGCGATAGCCCTCCAGCGTCTTTACTTCCAGCACCTGTCCCTCCCACCGCGCCTCAGCTACCGCCACTGGATACGGGAACCCTTCAATCTCCGCAACCACCACCAGCCCAGCCTTCCACGCCTTCCTGATCGTCGATGGGCCAAACTTCTCCGGCCACGAGGACTTCGCGCTGGGAGTAGTGTTACGCCGGTGATCGAAATCGAAGGTCGGCGTCGTCGGGGCCGAGTTATCAAACTCATCAGGGCCGTGGCGCGAGTTGGACCAGTTCAAGCGTGCCACTTAGTCCTCGCCTCCGGCTTCCCACTCGGCGCGTTTCATAACCTCGTCGCGTCGCTGTTTCTCGATATACTCTATTGCCGCGTCCCAGCCATCGGTGAACGCCTGTAATCCGTAGTTACGATAACCATGCTGGTCTACTGCCACCTCTCGCGCCAGTAGGGCGCGGTCGTTGTCACTGAGTTCAGTGGTCATGGCGTTGGCTTCGCTCCCTTGCAATGGTCGATGCGCACGTACTCAACATCGGTGTCGAAGATTTGCTCCGCACACCAAGACGCTTCACGAAAGTCAACCTCGGCCATGTCGCTCGCTGTCGTTACGTCGTCACCCACCTGTAGCCAGATTCGCTCCGGTGCGCCGCTGATTCGTTGTGCTTCGGCTTTCTTCACCACGCGCCTCCTTCTCCCTCCTCACACACTCCCGGCACTCACCGTCAGGACTGATCCACTCCACGCGCACCCATCGCTCCGTCGTAATCACCCCCTTGATCGGCTGCTGGCAAGTGACGCAGAGGAGGAGGACGGGGGTGATATACAGGTCAGCAGGGACAGTGAAATCCGTACCACTCGGCTCGGTCGCCTTGCTAAGCACATTAGGCAGTCCCATCGTGCTTCTCCTTTGCCAGTTGGGCCATCGTGTGTCGATAGGTATCTACGGCTTCCCTCAGCCCGATTCGTGTAAATCCCTTCTCGTTATCACGCCAAAGTTCAGCCATCTTAATAACCAGCCTGTCTCTGTCCACCTGCGCGGCCAACGTCGCACACTGCCTCTCCAGTGCCTCAATCCGCCTGTCACGCTCAGCAACTTCCTTGAAGTCCGATGGTTGCAGTGGTCTAACCCGCCCGTCCTCAGTCATTACGATTATCATACAGGATTGCCTCCGCACGCTCCAGCGTTACCCTGATCTGTTCTCTCTCACCCCACGCCTTCTCGCTCACAATGCGAACCAGCCGTGAGTCATCAGTGCCCCACTTGGCAAACATTGTATCGATCACCAACTTCTCCAGATTTTGTACATCAACCCGCCTCAGCTTCCCTTTCTTTGTAAGCCATGAGGGAGACTCGTAGGTCAGGGTCAGTGCCAGTAACCACTCTTGCGGCCACCTGCACGGCTTAACAAAAGGGATAGTGCGAGTTTTCCAAAGAGCAGCTTGATCAGTCAGGCGAACTGAACGCGACAGGTGATTGATGTCGTAGAGCTTATTAAACGAGATAGGAAATGAAGGGAGGACAAAGGACAGGGTCTCTGGTTGCCCCCGGTCCTCCCCTTGCTCAACACCGCCCCCCGGTATTGAGTTGCCGCGATACTGGCAATCACTCATTTCTATGCCTGTGCAGCCTCGGCAACGTCAGTCTTCGGTGCCGCCTTCGGCTGTCCCTTATAGAGCAATTTATTCTCGTACTCGTCAATGTAGGCATATTTCCCGGTCTTCTCGTCCTTCGCACGACGGCGATCCTTGGTGATGTCTACCAATAGTTTTCGCCCGATCAACGATTGCCGGAACGCAGCATCATTGCGCGGTGCGGGGTTGGTTGGGAAGCCGAGCGCGGTCAGGAACGCGTTGTAGTCACCGAATGCGCCACCAGAAGGATCGTAGTAATTGGTTGGTTTACCCGCTGCATTTTGCGAGAAGTCATACGCCTTCCGATTCACCCCAACCAGGACACGAGGAAAGAAGTGCTTGTTCTTGTACTTGCCCTTGCCATCAACCCCCTTCTCCCCGACCACCAGCATCGGCTCGATGTTGATCAGTTTCCACTCGCTCTGTCCCTCTGGCATGTACTTGTCGATCTTAATCGACTTAATAAACACCTCCACACCTTTTGCCGGTTCAATCACGTCGCTGCGTTCCATTTGCTCAGCAGCGTGAATATCCTCTCCTTCGATCACCGTGTCGTCCTCAGCGGTTCCCTCCTTAACCCAGCCCGGTGCGTCATCAACTTCCTCAGCCACTTCGTCGTTATCGTTTTCGTAGTTCATGGGTACTATGCTCCTTTGGTGTTAGCTTTAGTTTCAGCGTTGTTAGTGGTCTTGCTCTCAGATTGCGACTGAGCAGCGTTTCGAGAATCTTCAATCTTCTTTAATAGCGTTTTGTAGAATGATCCACCTGTCAGGTTCAGTGTCCCTAGCCCGTAGCGATTTTTGGCTTTCACGACAGTGTCGAGAGACTGTGAGCGTGTCATACGACAGTAGGCGTAATACTGCAAGACCTCCTTACCGTCTCTCTCTGCGAGCTTGTGTTCCAAGTAGATCGTCGCGCTTGGTAGGCCATCGATTCGCTGCCTGAACCCACCAACTACTTGTGCACTCAGGTCGCTATCCAAGTTGACCAGTCTCTTGCTCTGTGCCGCCAGCTCAGCGTTCCTGTTCTGCTGCATACCCTTGATCGTGTTATCCGATTCGCGCTGAACATGACACGTAATCACGACATTCAGATCGTGCCTCGTTGCGAGCGGGAGTAGGTTTTGTAGGACAAGATGATCCAGGTAACTACCCAGTGCATCGTACCACGCACGCTGATCCGACTCCTTTCGATTCATCTCCTCCTTCATAGTCGGGTCCACACCCTTGGCCTCACATATCTGTGTCCACTTAAGCTGGGCGAGATATGTAAAACCATCAATCACCACCGTCTTGATCTTTTTCTCGCCGCGTGGTCCAAGTTTCTTAGCAAGTGCAATGGCCGAGTAGATCCCTTCCTCGCTCGCCTCCTCTGAATACTGGAACACTTTCTGGAGAGGGATACCATTCAAGGGGACGTGCCACCTGAGATTATCGAGCAGTTTGACATTCTCCGGCTCCTTCAGTACATCGAGGCCGGTTGGGTCAAAGGTCACTGCCAGTACGTCAGGAAAGCCAAGAGCAAGGCGCGTCTTACCACTGCCTGCGGGGCCGTTAATCCAGGCGGTGATTCCTGTGGGTGATAGAAACTGTTCACGGTTGATTTCAGGCACTCTTGTTCTCCTTCAGGTGACTATCAGACTCGGCTCCAACCTTACGCTCGATCCACATAGATAACTTCGCACCACTGAGACTGCCAGATACCGTTCCCAGTGTGTAGGGTACAAAGAGGGTAAAGCTCATCTCTGCGAGTAGTAGCTGTCGAAACGTCAAGAACCAAACGCCATTGCTGAACACCGAGGCAATCATGTGATAGGTAAAACTGCTGCGGTTACGAGAACGCGAGACGATAGTGAATGACACGTTCTGAGCAAATGCGAGTAATAAGATGACGAGCACGGCCCTCATGCCTCAGCCTCCTCAATCTCCTCACTCATGTCAATCTCAAAGTCCTCGCGCACTGGACGTGTCGGATCGTGCTCGCCCTCGTGTCCCGGCTTCAGCCAGCAGCGTTCCCCATTACTCGCAATCCTCGTACACCGTTGCTGGTAGTGGGCCTCGATCAGTTGCGCATCCCTCGGCCACTGATAGCCGCTGGAACAGATTTGATGATAGGGACAGATGATTGGGCCACGCTTGCAATACTGAGTGTTATAGGCCCAATGACCACTTGCCCGGTCCTGCTCGATCTTGCGTACCCAGGAGGAGAAATTATCGCGCTCCATCTGGATCGCATCAGCATTAGGGTTAAAGCACATGCGCTTAAACTCACGCCAGTCACCGGCGGGGAGCTGAACACCTTTGTCCGGTCCCTTGCGCGGGGTATACGCCTTAGTGCGATGCCTGAAACTCGCGGCATTCACGTAGAACCCACCGCACTCCCCGTACTTTTGTTGCAAGTGATCCACGTACTGGCGAATCTGGGAATGCGGGTCAAACTGTAGCCAAAAGTCAGAGTCCAAATATTTGCCACTGGTTTTGTTATCGACTCCGTATATCATCCCGTCCCTTGTATCTCGCACCACAAGATCCAGTACTACCGTGCGCGAGTCTCCGTCATCTGTTTCATGATTATCACGCGACTGAATGCTGACTACGCGCCAGTACTCGTCCTCTACCCGCCAGTGCTCAGCATACTGTTCAATACCGTCTATGCCGCTCTGAAATGATTTCCCTTGTGACCACGAAGGCAATATGGCTGGGTAGTCACCTTCAGGGTAAACGGCAGCAAAAGCGTCTTGTACCTTACCGATATCATACCCCTCGCCGTAGTACGTGTTCATGGCAGCGTCCCACGCCTTACCAAAACGCAGGTCGTGCTCGCTTTCGTGAAACTGGACCAGCGCGTCCTCGTAGCGAAACTTGAATAGCGTGGGACAGGATGCGTAGGTGCTAATTTGAGAGTATGAATAGCGATGATCTGACATTGGTTCGGGTTCTCTCTCTCAGGCGGCAACGTGCGGCCTGTGTTCTACTACCCTGATTGATCCTACTTGCGATCCCAAGAACGGGACCAGCAGGCCGGACATTTAGCTGGCTTCTCCGGTTGTCGCGGCCACCATGAATGCTTACATTTCTTACAGGTCAATTTCTTCATGGGCCAGCAAGATAACATGGCTCCATGATGGTGTCAACGGTTATCTTCACAACTGCCAAACTCAGCCGCGATGATGGCGATCAGCGCCTGTCGATTGAAGTCCATAGCAATCTCGGTCGGCAAACGGTTGATAATCCTGTCCGCTGCTCGTTGGGCTTTCTCTGTAATAGATGAAGGAGGATCGACGCGGGCGTATTCGACACGGGTTCCGATCCATTCGCAGCCGCAGTAGGGACATGCATTCAGCCCTGCGACCATCGCGCCGCACTGACCACATGGGCCAGCAGTGATTCTCTCCGGTGCTTCCACTACAGATGGTTGAGATACAGGGGCGTTAGTGGTCATAGCTCAAGCCTCCACGAACTTTCTCACCATCGCTTCTACATGGTGGTCGTTCTTCTTATCCTCCGCGTACTGCCGCGCTGCCGTCTCGCTCTTGAACACGACTTCCTTCCACGGGTCTAGCGAGTAGCGTCTATAAGTTACGATCCAGCGTTCACTCTTTTGCTCGTTCATTTGTGTCTCCGTCGTTCAGCGTTCGCCCTTTAGTAATCGTTCAAATGCTTCTACGTTTCCCATTGCATCATTCACTGGATTGTGATCGTGCGGCGTTTCACGAAACCGTTTCCATTGCTGCGTCTTGTAAAAGTCGCCGCAGAGACCGGCGTAGAAGTCTGAGATTCGCCGTCCGCTGTACCCGAACGGATTCCGACCTATCGCCATCCAAAAGCCGTGATTGATCCACTGAAAATCGTACGCCAGATTGTCGCTAACGAGGATTGCGCGGTCACCAAACTGTTGGAGCCACACTTCAAACGCAAGCCATACTTCGCGCCGCTCGTGGTCATCCTTTTGGATCGCGTTCGGATCGCGTCGGCTTATTGCTGGATTCTCAGCGTCAGGGCGCGAGTACCAAAGTACACCATGAAAAGTTTTGCGACTCTTGTACTCAACCGCTCCGAACTCGGTGAGAACGCCCATCTCAGGACATGGCCCATCGGCCTCACAGTCAACGAATATCAACGCCATTACTTCACCTTATTCCCTTTCTGCGTGGAGGTCAGATCAACGCCCGATTCGGTAAGAGTACGCTCGACAGCCTCACGCGCCCACGTCTTCATTAGTGATGCGCTGCCACGGGCCAGTGTTGGATTAAGGTTGTCGATTGCGTCTAGTATCTTCTCAGCCAGCTCGCGTCTCGCGGCGGCGACTTGTTGCTTAACCGTTTCGGTCGTGATCATCAAGAACCCGTTGACCTTACTTTTCGGATCGCAGATTGCCATCTTTCTCCCTCTTTCTTATCAAGCAGTGATTGCAACTCCTCAATCACCCTACTTCGCTAGCCGCCATCGCGGCTCGCCCTCTCCTGCGCCACTGGCCGCGAGTTCTCGAAAGATTTCATCAACGCTGTCCATGTAGACCGCGTAAAGATTGATACCCTGCTTCTTGTCGTAGGCAATCAGGCGCGCCCGTGAAGCGAACTCGTTGTAGAGCTTCGTGAGATCGCGCGCTGGTGCGCCAGTGGCCGCAAACTCAACGCCTGCTTGAAACGCTCGTCGCAACTGTTGAGGGTTGCCATAGTCTTCTCGATTAAGCCAGTCTTTGAATCGACCCTCTGCGTCGGTAAACCTATGTGCGCCAGTGGCCGCAAAGACGCACTTGCAGCCACAGTAGATTGGCATCGGCTCAGACCAAACTTGCTCCTCGGTTTCGCGACACGTATCGACAACCTCTTTGCATAGCCCGTCGCCGCCCGGAGTTTTGTGCCCGCAAGCAACACAACTCGCACGGGCGTTGCCCAGAGCCTGCGCGATGGCTTGCTGAAGCGCTCTGTCTATCCGGTCAGTGATCGCTTCATCCGACACCGGCGCATGCTTGGAGTCGGACTTAATCTTCGCGACTATCTGCTCCGCTATTTCCCTGGTACTCATTTCTCCTGCTCCTGTCGTAGATGTGGGTCTATTAACGTGGCATCAAGTTGGGCCACAAGCGCTTGGTTTTCCGTCGGCGTACCTTTTTTGAGATAGTCACGTGCCGCTCGCGCCGCCAAGTAAAGAGGTTTGTAGTTAGCTAAGCGGGCAGCATCAAGCCTACGCTGCGCTCTACGCTCCCTCAGTCGTCGTTGTTGCTTATCGCCGTAACAACACATCAGCCCTGCTCCTGTTCAGATGTTGGTTGTAGTGCGGCGCGAACGACCGTTAACGCTTCGGACTCAACCACGCGTCCAGTTCCGCGACTTGCAGGTAAAGCCATGCCGAGAACTTATTTCGCGGTCGCCAATGTTTCACTATCCACCAAAGCATTGTCAGCCTCCTTGTATAACGCTTTGCGGATTCGAAAGGCGTCTTGGTCGTGGAGTCCGCTATGGAAATCCCCCGCGATCTGTGCGGCCTCGTTGAATGTGTCATGGCGAGCAGTCTTAAGTTCGTTTTGCAACCGCTCAATCTCGGCTCTTAGTCGTTGTTCAGTATCAGAAGGAGCGCGGGCAAGCCGCAGTTCGTGTTCGACTACCTGGAAGATTTTTAGCAGTGCGGCGTCTTCAACTTCACCGTCAGGCAGCAACAGGGAAATGTGATATTGCCAATCAGGTTGCGCTCCGGCGGGGCGTACCGAGTTGATTACCGCCGCTCGTGCGATTACCACGGACAGGTGATCGCAAGCATCCTCGTAGCCACTCACGTACACGCAATCGTGGCCTTTTGCAGCCTCTGGCGCTTGCTTGAACTCGTTACGGGCCATCTCAGCCGCGCGTAGCATTCCGCCTCTGAAACCGTCGTAATCTCTAGTCATTGAATTGACCTCCTGACTGCTTAATCGCTCGCGCATCGCGGAACCGGAAAACGGTTTCAGTTCCCGCGTCTCCTGAGTAGTAGTAGATGGTTCAGTCATGATCGTTTCCTTATGTCTAACCCGCCACTATCAACATGCTCTTTCATTGCGGGCGGAAGTTTGTCGTAATCCGCTCCGGTCGGTTTGTACCACTCCCATGCGGGCGGTGGGATATGCGGCGGGCGCGGGCCTTTGGGATACATCGCAGACGTGGCCCAACCATCGCAATCGCCTTCGCGCGCGCCAGTGGCCGCGACAGGGCGACTTACGGTTCCGCACCTCCAACATTTAAGGGATGGTTCGTCTGCGCCGCAAGATGGGCAGAGCCATGGCTCTCCGCACCGCTCGCTGGTAGTGGGTTGCTGGAGTAGGGAGAGTAAATAACGTACGTCCTCAGATATTTCATGTGCGTAACTGTGCTTGGCCCATTCTGTGTCTAGTCGCGCCGTGATCTCAGCTAGCCGCTTGTCCGGTACTTGTGGTTGCTGGAGTAGATCGGCGCGGACGTATTCAACACCTCGAGCCGAAGGCTTTTCCACGAACAGAGTGGCATCGTAATCGGCTCGTGCAGAGTGTTCCAAGATCCAAATCCGCTCCGGTGCTAGCCGTTTCTTATCAGGTAGTTGAGATTGATTCTCAATGGTCACGATAGCTACTCCTTTAACTTCTTATCGTAGTCAGGCATTATTGCCCGTCGCCGTCTCAAGACTTCTTGGCGTCCACTTTCGATCTGCCCTTGACAACCATGCAACCAACCTCTCCGTAACAGGCGCATGGCCGGATTCCTGCTCCTGTTCAGCCTCAGCCTATGCGGCGGCCTGCCTCAGTCGCTGCCCATTTCTGCTCAAAAGAAACGTCAGCGATTCGTGGTATTTCTCGGCAAAGAACACCGGCCCAAGAAGCGGGAAGCCCTTCTCCGCTAATAGATTTTGACAAGTACGACAGAACGGTGCGCCGCGCTGTTTTAGCCCATCGCATCCAGCACACACGATTGATGTCAGCTCACGCTCTGCGTTTCTTCGCTGTCGTTCGTTAATCGTTGTCTTCATTGTTCATCTTCTCCTGTTCAGCCTTTGGTTGTAGAGCGGCGCGAGTCTTCATTGATGCGGACAATGATTTATGCAGCGCCCGCAGATGCGACACGGATCGTCAATCTGGGTTTTTGTCTCATCTGTGTACGGCCCGCACTCCGCGCAATTCAGCGCTCCGCAACAGCGGCACGGTTTTAGTTCCCGCGTCTCCTGAGTAGTAGATTCGTTTTGTTGAGTCATTGGGGTTGATCCTTCAAATGATCGTAACAATAGCGATCCGATGTGTGGTGACACGAATACAAACACCCACTCACCGCGCATAGTCTATACGGCCCACAATCGCAGCGATCAGTGACATTTATTTCCCTTCTCCAGTAGAAATACCCTCCCGCCACTTCTTTACTTGGGCCAAACAGTCGCTTAGTGCTGGGCCATGTGCTCGAAAATCCAGATGTTGAATCCCCACTTCATAACGATAGGCGACGCACCCCGGCGCAACGCAGGCAATCACCTTAATTTCTACGTGTCGCTGAAATAGCTCCCGCAGTTCAGCAAGCGCCGATTCAACTGTGTATTCGTCAGCCATAGTTACCGCCTCCCTTTAATCCTGTCAGCCCGCTCCAGACAAAGCGCGACGGAACGCGGCGATTTGTAGCCTAAGAACTTCATGATCTCTCGAATCGAATAGCCCGCGTCCCGCAAGAGGCCCGACATGATCGCGTTGTCAATAGCTTTGGGGACGCGCTTACGCGAATCAGGAATCTCGCCGCTTCCTTTACATATTGGGCACTTCATTCTTCCGTCGCCTCAAACGTTCCTCGGCAGTTTAGAGAACTAATGCAGTTAGGCCGCCAAGTATGACGATACCGATCACAATAGTGAGAAGGTTAGTTTTCATAGCTCACCACCACAACGAGCACAGAGTGCTGATATTGAATGGTTGCAGACGTAACAGTTAGACATTACGGCTTCCCTTCTTTACTCATCACTCAAGGATCAGATCAATTATTTGTGGCCGTAGCGCCTCAATATCGCCAGCAACCTGCGTACATTCGCGCTCCTCTGGCTTTGGGCCGAGGCGAATTACCACCTTGTTAATGAGGTCGATTACTTGCTGGGCCAACTCTTCGGCGGCCTCTTGCGCTTCACGTTCGCGTGCTAATCGCTGAGATCGCCGTTGCTCTACTTCGTAAGGCGTGTTACCCATCATTATTTCTCCCGAGTAGCTAGAGCAGTGTCGATCGCGTCCATCAATTCGGGCGGTTGATAGCCCGCGCTGATGTACATCCTTGCGGACTTCAACGCTTCAACTAACTTTGGCACTGAAGCAGCAAGAGTGTGATCAGAAACGATCCGAGCAGCCTTTCGCTGTCGCTCTGCGCGCGTGTCACCTGTGACCGTCGCGATTGTGTCGTTCTCCGCTTCTACAATTCTAATCACCGCACCGTCGCGGTTAACCACGCGCCACTCTCCCTCAGCGCCCGGCGCGGGTTGCGGGGACAGTGCTCGTTGCGTGGTATTCGTCTCTAGTGCCTCAAATTGTTTCTGGCTTTGTTCATCTGTGCGAATCGGCTTGTAGTCGCGTCGGTCTGGAATATAAGTCATCGTTAAAACTCCTTCACTTGGTTATTACCAGTGATGGACTGTGACTCGCAGTAGTCAACTCTCCCGCTTATTACGTCTCCGGTAAACCCACTGGTTGCTACTGGTCCACAACCGGGTTTTGGTCTAAATCCCTCTGCTTGTTCAGCGTCTATAAACTTGTCCTGCGTTACTTCCCGCCATTCGGTCTGGTGATCTGCTTTCAAGTAGTAACGCTCTCTTGTCATGCTCATCTTCTTCTCCTTCACCAGCTACTGAACCCTCGCGTAACGCGGCGTAAAACAGTGCTCAAGTTGGCCCGTCTCGCGATTCAGGTGTCGCCGAATACCAAACACGTCATGCGCAAAGTCGAACGGCTCAGCCGCGAGCAACGCATCTAGCCGTAGCGGGCAACCGTTCGCATGAACCGCGATAATATCCATTGCCGCATCCGTTCGCGGATACTCGATCTGCGGCTTCACTGATAGGCCCATCGCGGATGCGCGATCAGCGATCTGTGTTATAAGTCGATGTTCATCTTTAGTGGTCGTGAAACTAATCATCATCGTTGCTCCTTCACCATCTGAATACTCCGCTCCCTTTCAACCATCGTCGAGTAGCCCGTTCGCGTTATACCAGTCGTAGTCATCAACTAGATTTTCATCGTCAATCTCCAGCGACGAGTGACACTGGCTGCATTCACCAAGCTCGACATCTGCCTTAGTCAACTGCGCGTTGCAATTAAGGCAGTGGCCTGCGTGGTACTCGTCGTCAGGTTCCAGTATGCGTTCTCGTAGCCGTTCGCGGAGTCGGTCGGTGTTGACCATCGTTGCTTACCCTTTTTGCCCGCAGTTGTCAGCGCACGGGCTAAGTCCACATTCAAAGCAGACGCTTGGCGAAGGACTGAATTTCTTCAATCCCGCATCCATCCCATGCGGCGGTGACTGGAGTTGTGTGATAGCAGCTAGAACGGCACACCTGAACGCATAGCGATGTTCGGTCTGCGCCTCTGACTCGTCATCGGGATCGAAGTGCCACGGACGGCCGTTCCAGCCTGCATCTATTACGTCGTCAATCGCGTAGCCAATAACGGTAAACGATGCGTATCGTCCATCTTCGGCAATCGCCGTCAGGATGCGCCGAGCTATAGATGAGTCAAGCCTAGTCACCTGACGTTCCCGCTCGTTGATGTTCCGGCACCAGTCGCACGGACCACCGTCAGAACCGAGGGCACACGTGGTAGAGTCGTGGATACCGGACATCGTGGCGGCATGCTGCTGGTTGTTTGTCATTTCGTCTCCTGTTCCCTTTCCGCAGACTTCCCGCAAAATGGACAGAAGTTGACGACTAAAGTGATTGGTTTCTGTCCGCGCGGTTTCTTTGCCGGGTCTTTCCAGTGAGTCGAGATCGATAGCGTGACGCCGCCGGGATTACTGAGAATCAGCATCGTATCGAGCGCCATGTTTCGCTCAGCCAGATTCTCGTTGACGTTCGTAATGCAGTCGCAGTTCATTTACTTCGTCTCCTGTGGGCCATCAACTAGAGCAAGAGCAGCGTCGATAGCCGCGATGGCGTCAGGTGCTTTTGCGCCGGGTATCCACGGATGCGCTTCGTTATCAAGCGGTATTAACTTGCCCTTATGGGTGTACGCACCGGCCTGTGCGTCTTCAAAGAACCGCGCTCGCAGTTCTTTCAATGCTTCGTAGAGCGCGGGCGCAGCGGCAATCAACCGTGCGTCAGCCCATGCCCTTGCCTCAATAGTCAGACGCTCCGAGCCGTGAATAGACGGTCGCAGTGATACCTCACAGACATGTCCATCCTGCGGACCAATGTGAAGAACCGTGCGGGCCTTTTTAATCTGCCATTTTCCCGGGGTGAACTTCGCCTGCTCGCCAGAAGGTATTACTTCTTCCTGTTTAGTTTCGCTGTTGCGCGTAGTCATTGGTTTGTACCCCTGATAGCCGATGCGATTATTCGTAGATGTCTCGGTTTCTATCTTCTAAGACGGCCCTGCATTCCGCTTTGAGATCAAATAGTTCACGGTCAGCGGGCATTTTCGCTTGACGTAACGCCGCGAAGACGCAAACCGGACAGTCATCTGCTTGCTTGCGCAGCACTGGCATTGCTTCCGTGAGCGCCGCGTAAAACGGCGACGGCTTACCGTGCCGCATCTCATCATTCGTGCGCGTGTCTGGCATGTTCGGATCGGGCAATAACGCTATCAACTGCTCAAGTGGCGTGTGGCGCGTTTCTAAGACCTCACACATGCGACAGACGCGTCCGGGGTTATTCGTGCAGTGCTCCTCATGCTCCCTCATTGCCGCAGCGTGACAATTTGCCTTCTTGCAGAAATCGCAGTAATAGCGCCAGACTCTCTTCTTTCTCATTTCTTTTCCGCTTTTCGATTCCGCCGGATCTGCTGCTTGCACGTGTGCGGCTTGTCGCGCTCGATCCACGCCCAACAATCGGCGCATTGCACTTTATCGCCAGTCTTCGTTGCCATAATTGAACCTCTCTCAATTTCAGCGAATAGCTCGCGCCTTGTACCTCCTAAGACTCGTTAGGTTCGTGGCACCACGCTATCTCCGTTGGCCCTCCATCCGAAGGGTGACTATTTAACTCTGTCTGCATTTCTGGAAGCGGCTCTGTATGGCATTGTTCGTGCTCACGACAATCCGTCAGATTCTCAAAAGTCATCCCACACCATCGACATGGTATTTTTTCCCAATTCATCGCCGCCTCCCTATCCAGTTTCAGCGAATAGCTTGGTTTCCGAAATCGCCGATCTCTCAATTCAAAACAAGCGGAGCGTTTAAAGTGACCGATTCCTAACGCTGGAATTTCTTGTCCCAGCGCCAACGTAATTCAGGCAATATTTGTCCTGCCGTACCCTGGCGCGTCCACGTATTACACGGCGGGCCATCGCGTCGCTCGATGCGGCTCACAAGCACCTGCGTTGTAACGCGGGCCGTTGATCCGTTGCGTGAGTCGAATTCTTGCCACGCCGCCTCTTTAGCCTCGCTAAGTGTTCTCTTCTGAAATACAGCAACGCGCCGCTTGGGTCCGAAAACCTCAACGAGATAATCGCCGTCATTGAGCCAGTCCCGTCGCGAATCGTCATGCGCGTGCATATTTGCTCTCCCTCTACCTTTCTGAATCTTCTGCTGCCTTAACTAACCCGACACTTGTCGCATAGGATCGTTTTGTGGACCATGCTCTGCCTTTGCGTAACAGCCAACCCCTGATCGCCGCATTCAACGCAACTGGTGGGCACAAGCCAGAACTTGCCCTTGTCGTAAAGTCGCGGAGGGTTAGGCGGGCCCGGGACGGGCTTTCGGCAGTTTAGATGGGTCGCGCTGCGAATAGAGCCATCGTTATACAGCATCGTGTCGTATTCGCCTCCGCATCTGTCGCAGTTCAGTTCGGGTAATCTTACGAGTGCCATTAGTTCCCCTTCACGAAGATTTCAACAACGCGGTCATAGCAGTTCATGCCGCGCACGATGTAACCGCGACCGTGCGTCCAGAACGTCACTAGCCCGTAGTCCATGTGGTACTTGTTGGCAATGTCGGAGATGGCCGCATGTAGATCGTCGCGGTGGCGGGCGGTGATGGCGTCAACCTCGTGATCGTACTTGTTCATGGTTATCTCCTTTTCGAAGCCTCTGCGCTCTTTGCCAGCTTCGCAATTGCTATCTCGCTGTAACGTCTCTTCCGTGCATTCGAGATCAACTTGTGGTGCTTCAAAACTAACTTGAGTGTCGGCACGTCAATAGTTTTCATTTTCTTTCTCCGTGGGAATTGAAGTAGCTCTGCCATTCGGTGTTACCTCTGAACTCTTAGCTGCGTCGTATACCGCCGCTGAGAGGTTCCCTAACAGCAGCCGTGTAGAAACGCACAGCCCATCCGCCGCCTTTTCCCAATCCTTCGCGCGCGGCCTCTGCATGCAGCTAGCCCACTGCCTGAGAAGCGTTCGCATGTCATCGTTGACGGGTGCCAGCAGGCGGTCCACTTCGGCAATGTAACGCTCGTGTGTTTCTGTCTTGGTCATTAGCGTGTCTCCTTCACCGTCTCAACGCTGACTACTTGCCCCGAGTACCGTCCGACTTTTCGGCCCCTGCTAACGGCAGCGCGGGCATGTCTCTCTGACCGAGCCGTGATAGTCACCGTCGAACCATCCTTGAACGCAACTTTGAATTCCTGGCTCTGCTTGCTTTCGGTTTGTCGCGTCTGCGTCATTAGCGTGTCTCCCTGTCAGCGAACCGCAGTATACACCCTGTCTACGGAATTGCAAGGATTATTTTCAACTCGTATTCTGTCAATTTGACCGTATACACGACGTAGACGAATATGGTAACCTGCGCGTCGATGTTCTTTAGCCTGACAGAATCCGCCAACCGCATCGGCATCAGCAGAGCGTGGCTATACCGCAAGTACCTTCCGCGCTACAGGCCGATAGTGATCGCCGACCATCCCATGCTATCAAGGGAGCAAATCGCACAGATTAAGGCGGAAATCAAGGCTGACGAGCGTCAAAAGCAGTCCAACGGCAACGGTCACAATCGCAAGTAACCACAATCAATGTCATCCCCACATCTGGAAGCACGTAACCGCTTTCTTGCCAAGTGTGACAAGTCCCTGTGCTATGGGTTGGGCGAATGGCGCAGATACAATGGCGGCGCGTGGGTCGCTGTATCGGAATTGGAGGTAAGGAAACAGGTACAATTCGTTGCCGCGAAGACTCCAAAGGTAACGGTGACCAACAGCGTTGTTTCATCCGTCACCGAGTTGGTACGGCAATGTGTGGCTGTGTCCGACCTCCTATTTGACGCAAACCCGAACATCATCGTCTTTCGCGACTGTGTACTTGACCTCCAGACATGGACGACGGTGCCGCACTCTCGCGAGCACTACGCCACAAGTAAACTGCCATTCAACTACGACCCTGACGCTCGACTTGATGAGTGGGAGCGGTTCCTGCTCCACTTGCCCTATCCCGACTTTATGCGGCGCTTCGCTGGGCTGTGCATGACGCCGGAGACGAAGTACGAGACGGCGTTATGGCTCTGGGGGCCGCCCGGCGGCGGTAAGTCAACCTACATCGAGGCGTTGTGCGCCATGCTCGGAGCGAAGGCTTGCGTGCTGGGATTAAGTGAAATTGAGCGCTCCCAATTCGCGCTTTCACAGTTACCAGGGCGCACGCTGGCTGTCTCAACTGAATTACCCGGACGGCTCGTGCGCGCTTCGCATATCATCAACGCCATTATCAGCGGCGAACTAATGCCGGTCGAGCGAAAGTACCATGATCCTTACACCATCCGACCACACGCAAAAATCATCTGGGGTATGAACGTGTTGCCGTCAATCGGCATGGAAGGTATCGGCATATTCCGGCGCATCTTCCCTGTCCACTTCCCCGCTGTACCGGAAGCCGAGCGCGATCCAAAACTCAAGGAAGCCATCCTTTGCTCGCCAATGGCTGTCGCAAACTGGGCGCTCGGTGGCCTTCGTCAAGTCCAGTCAGACAGCTCGCTTCACGTCCCGGCTGAACTGCTCGCTGCTCGTGACTCCTATCGTGAATCGAACGACCTGACCCTGAACTTCGTCAACGAGTGCTGTGAAAAAGACCCGGAAAAGCAGGTAAAAATGACAACTCTATACCTAAAATTCAAGGTCTGGGCGACACGAACCGGACATCGAGCACGAACCATCCAGGAATTTAAGGCTGATCTTGATCGTCTCGGATTTACGCACATCCGACCTCATAATGTTAGCTACTGGAAGGGTTTAATGCTCGTCGATGATTCTGAACTCGACTCTGACATTGTAATTGACGACTGAGACAGGTTAGGTGAGGTTAGGGTGCTTTTCTATTGTAGTTGTATTAGAATCAGACGCGTACAATAAGGGGTACAATAGAAATCGTGGCTAACCTACCCTAACCATAAACACCGTTTAACCAGTCGTAGCAACCTCCTCCACCACTTCACCGGCCTCTGCTCGGCACTGATGACGCGCTTCAATCTCCTTGTCGTCTCCTCGTCCACAGGGAAGCGCATCGAGAGCTTGCCGGGGTTGCGTCGAGTCTGGGTGATGTCGTCGGTCGTGGTGATCATCGTAGTCCTCCCCACTGTTCAGCCATTGCGTCGGCAATCCCCTGAAACGTCCGACTACGCTCCTTCCAGCGGTTCTCCGTTCTTGGCAGCCAGTGAAGACGCTGAGCGTCGGCTTTATTCTCAGGGAGCGCAACGATGTCTGTTGCCCGCAACAGCGGCAGGTTACGTAACCACAGGCAGGTTGCTTTCCTTTCAGTGTGACCGAACTGATATGGCTGAATGGTCTGTGTCGGTTCGCCCATGATTAGCCTTGCATCTCGGTAGGGGATCGGGTTCTCACCGGCGATACGCAGAATCGGGGAGCTTAACAGACGGCGAAAACATCGCGCTGAATGTCGCATGGCTCGATAGCGCGGGTAGCCGTAGAGAATATCCGGCTTTGGTTTCTTTGGACGATTAAAGAACCAGCCTGCCTGTGCCCGCGTCAGATAAGTGCAGGGCCAGTGGAAGATTAGTAAGTCCCAGTCGCGATCCAGCACGGTGAACACATCGCATTGCAGGTGCCAGCGCGAATCGCCCTCGCTCGGCAGCAGGTCACAGCTCCAAGCGTCGTGGCTCCGTGCTCGAAAAGCGTCACGTACTACGCCGCTAAACTCGCAACCTACAAGTACCTTCATGTCAGCAGCGCCTTTACCTCTGCTTTGGTCTTGCCTCTGAACCACAGGACACTTCTAAAGCATTCGTCTATTTCCGACCAGTCCCATTCGGAGAAGTCAGGACAGGCGTAGTTGTACAGGTTGTCCGCTACCCACTTGGCCTCGTCGGCTGACATTTTCAGCACTGAAGCGCAACGGTTAGCTATTTGGTTATCATTCATTGACAATCGAAGTTTCCTTTCATCTACCTACTGGTTGCTGTGATAGCGATTCCTAAGGCGCTAGGGCGGTCAGGAGACGTTTTTCCCGCTCGACTGGCTTCCCCCCCCCCCCTGCTTAACCCCCGGGAAAACACCTTATAGGTCAATTCTGTCCAAAGTTGCTGAAAACCCCAGCAAAATCGAGGTTTCTTAGGCGAGTCTTAACGTCGCTCGCCACGACGACTT